TTAACGAATTGAAAGAAATCGACTTGGTTTATTCCAGCAACGGAGTCGCGGCGCTCCAGCTTTTCACCGACATGCCCGGCGGGGCGCTGGCGCTCCGCCTGCCTACCAGCGCGCCCGTGACAGGAGGCATCAGCCTGCCCAGTTCCAGCAGCAAGCGCGTGCCCCTCACCATCCCCTTGGATGGCATCCGGGCCAAGGAATTCTACCCACTAATCACGCCGGGCAGCGCTACCCAATTCGAGCTTTATTCGATGGTCATTCACTTGAGGCCGATTGGCGTCTACATCGACGGGAGCGCCCCGAACGGCGGGGAAATCTGGAGCACGGTACCGCTCGCGCCGGGGGCCTGAGTGGGCTTCGAAAAATCACATCTGTTCGGCAAGATCGAACTCGATATATCGAGCACGGTCGAGGGTACGTTCGCCCTGTCCACCGACGTGCCGGGCCGGGCCATGGTACAGCGGTACTCGTTCACAGTTCCCGTCACCACGCGCCGCACAGTGCGGGCGCGCCTTCCTGGGCCGATGGTGGGACATCTCTGCTCGGCGATCTACACCCCAGGACAGGGCGGGACTTCGGAGATCTACGGCGTGCGCGTGTGGGTGCGGGAGCTGCCCGCCGGCCAGTGGTACTGGTTCCCCTTGCCGGTAGTCGAGACTCCAGCGCTGCACGTGCAAATGCAGATCCCCGTCGAGCCGACCGGCGAGAGCTTCACCCAGATGCAGATTCCCGTCGAGCCGACCGGGCAGAGTTTCACGCAGATGCAGATCCCCGTCGAGCCGACCGGGCAGAGCTTCACGCAAATGCAGATCCCCGTCGAGCCGACAGGGCAGAGCTTCACCCAGATGCAGATCCCGGTGGAGCCGACCGGGCAGAGCTTCACGCAAATGCAGATTCCCGTCGAGCCGACAGGGCAGAGCTTCACGCAAATGCAGATCCCCGTCGAGCCGACCGGCGAGAGTTTCACCCAAATGCAGATCCCGGTCCCGCCCACGCCAGCGGATTTCTCAAACGTGGCTTTGCCCGTCGAGCCCACGCCGGACAGCTTCAGCCAGTTGAGCCTTCCGGCGAGGCCGACGCCTCCGGTCCCCGAATGGATCGTGGTCCCGGTGGACGATTAAATGAACCCCGTCGTTCCGATCATGCCCGTCGCGGGGGTTCCCGACGAATTGATCCGCGTGCTCAACGACCGCTTCCGGTTCCTGGTCGACGACGTGGCGACGGCTGCCCCGGCCGCGCCGAGCGTGCCCGCAGCACCGCCCGCAGCCATAGCGCGCCCCGGAGTGGTGAGCTTTTCGCCCAAGCGGACGAATTACGGCGAGATCTCGGTTGGGGACATCGTGGTCAGAGACAACCCAGACCCCGGTGGAATCCTGCAACTTCAGATCTGCGCGCTCTACGTGGATGAGGTTCGGATTTCGCAATACGCGACCGTTGGCGGAATGCTATTCGATCCGGAAAACCCGGAAGCGAACGACAGTATCGTCATCTCGGCAACGGAGCATGACGTAGGCGTAGAGCAGTGGGGGAACTTCGAAGTTGGTGACCTTTGCATTCTTAACGACGTAGGCACGGACTACGTTTCTCCAGCCGTCGCGGGCGCAGCCTGGGCGCCGCTGACTGCCGGGGTGGATGCGACCAGCACCACGTTACAGGTGGGCGTCCCGACCTCGACCAGCAGCGATGCCATGCCCACGTCTGGCGGGTTTTTCGCTCTGGTAGACGCTGAGTTTATTTCCGTCGGATCGGTGTCCGAAGTACGTGATGGAGGAGCCAATCTGACCGGCTACATCTGGACCGGTTGTCTACGGCACCAAATGGGGACCACGGCGGCTGCGCACCTGGCTGGGTCATTTGCTTACCACCTGACGAATCTGAGTCTTTCAAAGTACGAAATCTTTCTAATCACGGCGATTTCCGAAGCGACAGGAGCCTGGACCATTCGGCGCCACTTTCCGGGCGATGCGCCGGGCCGAGCGATGTTCGGTAGCCGGATGTCGTCACATAGCGGTGGCAAGAAGGCTTTCAAGCTCAATGTCAAACACGACACAGGCGCCCCCCGCCCGATAGATGCCTCGGTCCGGCCTCCCGCAGCCGCGGCGCCGGGCGAAACCGGTGGGTCCTCGATGGTCATTCCGGACTGCACGATGGAACTACCGCACGCTTGCGTTGCGGCGGTCATGGCTGCCGCGGTCAACGCCTCGGGTACCGGACCGTGGACCGTCTACAACTGCGCCCAGCTCGATAACCTTTCCGACCGCTCGCTTCCGGTCTTGCCCGGCATCCGCACGTTGGATGGCAGCAGCTACACCTTGCCGCAGTTCGTGGGACCTGTCAGCAATGGCCTGAGCATGCCGATCCCTTGGTCCGTACAGGTGTGGGCCAGCTTGCGATGCGCCTACTGCTATGTCGGCAAGGCGTCCACGGGTCAGGACTTCGGCGGGCGCGGCATCACGGAAGTACAGCTCCAGATTCGCTACCTGGATGACGGATACGACGCGGACGGTAAGCCTTTGTGGAGCATCGTGTCAAGAATGTTCATCGATGCGTCCAACCTGCGCTCATGGGACTGGCGAGACTACAACCCCAACGCGGATGGCAGCACCTACCCGCCACCGACGCTCTACAACAACCCCTACTTCGTGCAAGCGGCTGGCGATGAGACGGGAGACGAGCACGATTGGCCGCAGTGGAGTCATCCGCAGGATGGAATTTTCCGCTTTCACCGCTCTCTGGAAGGAGACGCATTGCTGAGGTGGATCGTGATCGATAACGGCAGTTCAGCACCAACTTCCGCGCTCGATGGGAATATCAGCGACCGAACCAACAACGTGAAGCTCACCTCGAACCTCCAGGAATTCGCCAACGGGGACTACATCCAGATCGACGACGAGAAGCTGCTCATCTCCTACGACGGCGGAACGCAGACGGTTGTCGCGCTGCGCGGAGTTCTCGGCACGATTCCGGCGGCGCATCTCTCCGGGGCCGTGGTGAGCGGCATCTCCGCCGGTGGAGCGGTAGACCTGAGCGTGGCGCTTCAGACTTAAAGTTATGGCGATCACCAGCCTGTTGTTTTCCGATTCCTTTGGGCACTACGACGATACCAGCCTCAAGTGGACTATACCGGGAGGAAGCATTTCCACGGCCAACCCGCGCACCGGGACGCGTTGCCTGGATATAGGCGCTTCGGCGGGCCATCCAGGAGCAGCCACATACGGAAACATTACGGTGGGAGCGGCATTCAGGGTGCCCAGCGAAGGTACATTACAGCGCACCTTGCTCGATGCGCTCAACACGGATTACGCGGAGGCCACATTCTCACTCAGGCAGGAGGTGGACGGGGCTGTGAGCCTGCTGGTGCTGGGGGCCGTAGTGGCTACCAGCGTGCCAGGCGTGATGGTGGCTGAGAAGTACACTTATCTGGAGGTGGCGGTGCATTTCTTCCAGGAGGAGATCCATGTCTTTGCCACCGGCGAGGACAACCTCACCACAGAAATTCTCAGCCAGCCCATCGTGGTGCCGAACCCCTACGTTCAGGTCGTGATGTTCGGCGGTACGGCTGGGGGAGGTACGGACTGGGAAGGGAAAATAGCAGACGTGTATTTAGCGGCCTGGGACGGTGCGGACCCCAAGACGTTGAGTGCTCCGCGTATTTACTGCTGCATGCCAATTGAGGATGGGCACGTTCTTATAGGCGCCTTCAGTCCGGTGCAAACCGATGCGTTTGCAGATTCCGGAGCGCCTGGGCCGTATGTTCCGTTGGTGAGTGCGGTGCCAGAGGATACGAGCACCTTCATTGAGGAGCTGGAAGTGGTGGTGGATGACGTTGAGCAAGGGATGAACATATGCGGGCGCGCATTTAAGGTGGACGTAAGCGGCGTGCCTCCAGGCTCCACGATTGCGGCCTTACAGTGCAATCTTCTGTACCAGTTTTCTGCCGGAGAAACCACTGCGTTGAATTTTGCCGCTGCTGGGGCCATGTTCCCCCGCACAGATGAATCAGATCAGACTAATTGGTGGAAGATGTTCACGCAGAATCAGCCCGTGAACGTTCTCGACTTCCCAAACGAAACTTCAATTTATAAGTTCGCCTATAGTCCGAATGTGGTTGATGACAACGGGCTACCGTTCGTGCTGGCGGACTTCACTGGTCCATCCGCGTGGCAGTTTGGGCCATGGGTGGGACAGCCATCGTAAGGGTTATATGCCATCACCCGTACCAGGCTTTACCCGTGTCGCCCAGGTGGCGGTGGAGATCCTGGTGCCGACCACTACCGTCACTGAGCCTCCTCAAATGCTTCTGTATAGCCCGAACCCCTGGACACCCGGACAGTTCAGAAGTTACATAAATCTTGGAGTTAAATAGGAATAATCATGCGAACCGCAATCACCGAAACGAAGATCAGTCAGAACGCGCTCACCCCCTTCCCATGGACGCCCTGCGACACCACGGCGGTCTCTACGACTCTGAGCAGCGGCATCGCGGCCGCGGATCCCGAGGTCCCGGTCACCGCCTACACCGACCTCAAGATCGGGGACGTCCTGTTGTTGGGCGGAACGGAGAAGGTACTGATAACGCCGACTACCTACACCGTCATCATCGACGCCACGGGGACGCCCGATCATTTCAAGTGGCGAAAGAACGGCGGAACTTGGACCAGCGGTGTGGCCATCACCGGCTCATCGCAGACCCTAGCCGATGGGGTGACCATCACGTTCGCGGCGACCTCCACGCACACGCTAGCGGATCAGTGGGTCATCACCGTTGACGCCGGGGCCATCGGCGCGGTCGTATTCACCGGATCGGGCGTGAACGACGCCACCAGCGGCGGAGCGTTCAGCGGAATGCTGGATGTCACACGCGGGGTGCTGGGCACTGCCGCTATTGCCCTGTCCACCTCTGCCACCGTCGTTAACATGAGCGTCGGCAATGTGATCGCGGCGCCAAGCGCTAGTGAAGTGCTTCTGGTCCGCAACACGGATACCTCGCCGCACTACTTTACGCTCTACGGCGCGCAAGGCTCCCTGGAATACGCCATTCCTGGACCGGGACAGATCGCCATCGGAAGACTGGCTCTGGCCAGCTTCGCGCAACCCGGCATTCAGCCCGGGAACGTGTTCGGGGGCCAGCTTTGGTTCAATGGCGATGACACGCATTTGCAGGCGGCTTTGTTGACAATCTCGTAAGAAATCCGTTCGCAACGGGCGATAATCAAAGCATGGGACTTGACACAGTAACGGTAGGTTCGAACGTAAGGCAGATCATAGTGGTGGGCGACCCGCTGGTGGCTTCTCAGCAGCAACGGGTCCTGACGCTGGCCGATGCGCTGAGCCTCAGTGGATACTTCGGTTCCCTGGTGGGCAATGTGAACCTGCTGCTGAATCCCGCAGGTTCCTTCGATCAGCAGAGATCAGCCGTAGGCGCTCTGGGAATCGCGGCGGTCAATACCGAGGGCTCGAAAACCACGTACTCCAACGGCATTATCGGGTTCACACCCGTGGCCACGCCCACGGATTTCTGGCAGATCATCGGCTCGGCAACCAAGACCGTGCGCGTCCTGCGCGTGTCCATCAGCGGCTTCGCCACAGCCGGCATTTCGGTGGACGTGCAACTGATCAAGCGCAGCACGGCATCGACCGGAGGCACCCCCACCGCCCCCACCATCGCGCCCCACGATTCCAACGACGCCTCTCCCACGGCAGTAGTGAACAGCTTTGCGGGCAACCCGTCGCCGCTGGGCACTATCGTCGGTATCGTCCGCGCAGCCAAGCTCAATTTGGGGGCGACTGGCGCGGCAGGCTCCATCGTTTGGGACTTCACCACGCGCAACGGCCAGGGTCTGGTCCTGCGCGGCGTGGCGCAGCAGTTGGCGCTGAACTGGAACGGCGCGGCCGTGCCTTCGGGGACGCTGCTCGCCATCGACGTGGAATTCAGCGAAGAGTAGGGCTTGACATCGGTCGCCGTTACCAGCCCCTTACGGCTTGGCGGCTAAATCGCAGCAGAGGCGGCCGTCCACTTCGTGAACTTCTGGATTCACGTGGCCGTACTGTTCGTAGACGCAGGGCAGATCACCGTGCTCCGCCTTGAGCCCCTCCAAGACTCCGATGAGTTGCGTGATGGTGAGATCGTCCATATCACCCAGTTTAAGCCCCACCCCTCGTAGCGGCGATATCCCGGTGTGGATGTTGCCGTTACCAGCCCCTTTCCTTTCGAAGCCTTACCCCGCATCTGGCGGTGGATCGAAACGTTCAAGCACAAGGTAAGCGACGACTTCGGCCCGCAGACTCTAGAGGATTTCGTATCGTTCGCCGCGGCCAAGTGGGATCAGCAGAAAACATGGGCGGTCTACGTCGATGGAGAACTGGGCGGTCTCATCACCTTTGAGCGGTTGAGCCCGTGGCTTGGCACCGCGCATTGGATCTTCAAGCCGGATTTCCAAGGGAAGGGGATCGCTGTCAAAGCGTCCCGGGTGGCCGTAGCGGAGATGTTCGCCGAAGGCATCGGCAAACTGGCCGTTTACCCTCTCGCTGGGAACTATGCCATGGGCGCGCTCCTCTGTAGTCTCGGATTCGAGCGCGAAGGCACGCTGATCTCCCATACGCTGTGCGGCGGGAAGCCCACGGATATGTGGGGGTACGGACTCACCAAATCGCAATTCGAAGGAAAACAGAATGCCGTTTCTAGCAGCACTACTCCCAGCGTTGATCGGCGGGGGCGCCTCGATAGCGGGCTCGCTCTTGTCGGGCAAGCCGAAGACCAGCACCTCGACCAGCAGCACCACGCCGACAATGACGCCGGAGATGCAGCAGCTCATGGACAAGCTCTCGGCGTACTCGACGGACTCGATGACCAACGGCGGGGGCCAGGCGTTGACCACGATGAAAAACAACTCCATCGACCAGGTCAACCGCAACTACATGGGCGCTCCGGCGCGGCTGTCGAGCCAGTTTGCAAGTAGGGGCTACGGCTCCTCCGGTGATTTCGGCAATTCGCTCTACCAGACGGAATACCAGCGTCAGGGGCAACTGTCGGGACTGGAAAGCCAGTATGCGCAGATGGGTCTCAATCAGCAGAATACCGGGGCGAACCTGGGAGAGCAACTGCTGAACTTCGGCAAGGGCAGCACTTCGACAGGCACGGGAACCACACCGGATACCTCGACACAGAACGGCTTCTTGAGCGCGGGGAACGGACTCAGCAATCTTTCGACGCTGATGATGCTCTCCAACGTGCTGAAGGGCGGCGGAAGCGGCACGGTCGGGAACTCCGTTGGGCCCGACCCCGCGTACAGCGCCGCAGGCGTCGGGAGTAACTGATGAGCACGGTCACGAATCCACTCTCCGGGCTGATCGAAGGGCTCCTGCAGGGGCATGCCATAGCCCAGCAGATGCACCAGCAGCAGCAGCAGGACCAGGCGTTCAAGACAAACCAGGCATTACACGACCAGCAGATGTCCATGCAGGACATCATGAACCGGCAGATGTTGAACGAGAGCGCGCGCCCGATCAGCGGCGCTGGCACAATCGAGAACCCCGCCGTCTCGGCGCCGGATCCCACCCCGAATATTCCCGGTATGCCCGCCGGCTCGGACGTTCCGGCCCTGCCAGCGTATCAACGGAAAGCGGACGCCTCACGCACGGTGAAGTACGGCGGCCAATCGTACGAACTAAAGACCCCCGAAGAGCAGCAGCAGGGGGCGCTCAACCGCCAAGTGAACACCAACAAGACGCTCGAAGAGGCGAAGTACGAGCAGGCGAGACGCGAGGCGATGGCGACCCGGCAGAGCACGTTGGCCTTGTACGGCGGCGGCACCCCGGCGCACGGTTTCGCTTCGGTCGGGTATCCCGATGGAATGATGCTCGCTCCGCCAGAAGTGCGCGACGCGAAAGCCGCGCTGAATGGCGACGTGGAAGCGCAGCAAAAGATCCGCGCGGCCAACGAAATCAAACTGGCCCCGGGAGAGACGCTATACCAGCGCCCGGGCACGCAGGCGCCTGGCACCGCGGCGCCTGACAGCCTTGGAGTGGGAACGCCCTGGAATCCTGGACAGCCCGGAGCGCAAGCGGCGCCGGCAACTCCGGGCAACCCGACCGTGGGGACGCAGGCACCTGGCACCACTGGAACAATGCAGCCGATTGCCACCGGGGGAGTCGCGCCACCCACAGGCGAATTCGGCGCGTATCTGCGGGCCGCGGCAATGAAGGCCGGCTTCACCCTGCAAAACGCTCCGCCCGATGTGGTCATGAAGGCAACCACGGACTACGCGCTGAAGGCGAAGAGCCCGGAAGACATGGAGCAGGCCCGCGCCATGCGGGGTCTTACCATGCAACTCACCCAGGCCCACCTCGACGATCTGAGGACGAAGAATAACACCACGCCGATGCCGATCAACCCAGGGACACGGGAGTACCGCGTTGCGCAGGATCTCGCCTACGGCAAGCTCACTATGCAGCAGTTCCGCTCCCTCACGGCGTACTCGCGGGACACCAACAAGAAGATGGACATCTACGACAAGGCGGGGGAGTTGAATCCGAACTTCAACCCGGCGCAGTTCGAGATGGGCTTCAACTTGGCCAAGAATCCGAAAGTCCAGCAGCAATTGGCGAGCCTGGATAACGTGAAACAGGGCATCCCGGATCTTCTGAAATTCTCCGATGCGGCCAGCCGATCCGGGGCGCCGCTGCTCAACAAGTTCATCCTCCCAGGCGGCGTGTCCATGGGCGGGAAGAAATATTCGGATTTCAAAACTGCTCAAATCGCGTTTGCCGATGAGTTATCGGGCGCGCTCGGCTACGGGTCGGCAACGGACATGTCCCGTGAGATGGGCTTCAGCATGACGAACCCGAACCTCAGCCCGGAGCAGTTCAGTTCCGCGGTCCAGAACGTGATCCAACCCTTCATGGAACGGAAGCGGGGCACGCTGCTGAACCAGATGGGAATTTACGGACAGCCGGGAATGAACCCGGCGGCGGGCGCGGCGGCACCAGCGGCAGCACCGGCGGCGAGTGGCACCGTGCGCGTGAAGCGAAAGTCAGACGGCATGACAGGTTCCGTTGACGCTAAGGACTTCGACCCTGCCAAGTACGACAAGGTTCAATAATGGCCGACAGTTTCAAGCCCGATGCTCCGGTGGATTCGTTCAAGCCAGACGTGGAGCAAAAGACGCTCGGCGGCTTCCTCTCGAATGCCGTCTCCTCTGCCGGAAAATTCGCCAGCGACGTAGCCGCCCCGATTTTGCATCCACAGCGGACCGTCGAAGGTCTGACGGGCCTGGCGCAAGGCATGGCGGAGAAGAGCGGCTTCCCGGCGGTCAACGGAGTATCGCATCAGGGCAATGTGGACGCCCTGGTGAACCACTACAAAGAGCGGTACGGAAGCTGGGACGGTTTCACCCATGCGCTGTATACCGACCCGGTAGGAGTCTCGGCAGATGTCGCCACGTTGGCCAGTGGCGCGGGGCTCGCCGGAAAGGGCGTGCAAGTAGCGGCGGATGCGGCGAAGCTCGGCAAGGTGGCCGACGTGGCGGGCACGGTGGCCAAGGCGGGCGATGCGGTATCGTCCGTAACCGACCCCTTGCGCGTGGCAACGAAGGCGGCAGGCCCGGTGCTGAACGCAGTCGATAAGGCGGCCCCGGCGGCAAGCGATGCGCTGAGACGTTCCGCTTTGAAGGGCGGCTACAACATCAACACCCCGGCGGCGGAAGTTACCGACGCGGTAGCCACGATGGGCGCCAACAAGATTCCGATGTCCACCGCGGGCGCGCAGAAAATCTCCGACGCGTTGGGTGCTATCCGCCAAGATGTCCGCAGTGAGGTCACGACGGCAGCGCAGCGTGGGGCAACGATCGATCCCGGCGCGGTACGAGTCCGTCTGGCCGATACGCGGCAGAAATTCGGGCAGCAGGTAAACCCCGATTCGGATTTGCGGACCATCGACAAAGTAGGCGACAACTTCTCCGCTAACAATCCGGGGCCGATTCCGGCCGACCAGGCGCAATCCATGAAGGTCGGGTCGAATGCTCTCAACGGCGCGAAGTACGGCAAGGTCTCGACGGCTCAAGTGGAAGCGGAAAAGGCACTGACGCGCGGGATCAAAGAAGAACTGGAAACCCAGTTGCCCGAACTCAAGGGCCTGAACGCGGCCCAGGCGAAGTTGATGAACTTGGACGATATCCTCGGCAAGGCGGTCAACAAGTACGTCAACCAGGGCGGCTTCGGCGGGACGCTACTCAACAACACAATCGGCAGCCGGGATAGCGCCATGCGTTCGGCAGCCATCGTGGGCGGCGGTGCGTTGCTCCATGACCCGGTGCTTGGCGCGGCCGCCGCGGTCACCCAAGCGATACTCTCGGACCCTGCAGTGAAATCCCGGCTGGCTACAGCCATCGACCTCGCCAACAAGGCGAATCCTACGCAATGGGGCACGCCCCGGCTGGCCACTGGACTAGCGCGCGTGGAACAATTCGCCACCGGGCTGTCGCGCACTCAGGGCGGAGGCAGAGTCATCGATGCCGCGACCGCCAGGCAATTCTATGACGCGGCCGGCAGTGATCCCGAGAAGGCCCGCGCGCTGGCGGCGCAGAGCGGCTGGAAGGCGCAGTAATGGCCGATGTGTTCGACCGCATCCACGCTCTCGTGTCTCCTCCGCCCGGCGGCGGAGACGTGTTCGACCGCATCCACGCTCTCGTGTCTCCTCCGCCCGTGGCTTATTCGAGGATCACCCACTCGCCGATCTCGGTTGAGGATCAACCGGGGCTGAAGGGCACGTATAAAGGCGGCGCAATCACCATCTCCCCCGAGCAGTGGGGCATCGTGCCCCACGAATCGGCGCATCAGATTTACGACAAGGCCGGCCTGGCCGCCCAGGCCCCACAGTTGGCCCCACAGGTGAGCGAGGCTAACCGAAACCTGATCGCGGCGACACCAGTGTATCGGCAGGGGCCCAACGCCGGAACGCCCGACCAAGTGGCGAATGAGGGCCTCGGATTCTCGATCGGACAGCCGACCGAAACGGACTACGTGGAAAAGGTGGCGTCGGCAATTAAGGACCCGGTGCTAGCGACGAGGCTACGGCGCCTGAACAGCAACGCCCTCGGCGCGCGCAACGCCAAGCTTTGGGGAATCGATCAGTAGCCTCAACCTCAAAGAGCAGCAACGGATTTTGAAAGGGAAATAACAGATGGACACCCCCACCGCAGTCAACCTCAGCGTCTCCGATCCCATCTCCGCCGATATCCAGGCGGTGTGCAAGGCAGCGGAATCCCTGTGTACGTTCCTGTGTACCCCGGAAGGTCAGTTGGCCTGCAAGGCGTGGCGTGATAGCAGTACGGCATGGAATGCGGCGCTCGGGAAAGGTGCCCAGTGGTTTAAGAACCTGTTCGGAGGAAAACTGACATGAGCATAACATCGGGACCAATCAACGAAGGCGAGCAGGCCACGGAGAAGGCGGCGGATCACATCGCAGACCACACGGAGCCGGCCATCATCCGCATCATCGACGCGGTTTTCCAACGGCTCTGGAAGACGCGCATCATTATCGACATCACGGAGCGGCAGTAGCGTTGAATTGGCTGGAGGCATGAGTGATCTGGCTGTTCGAGGACGAGGACGAAGGGGAAACGCCTGATGTTCTGAAGTTCGGACTGCGGAAGGTTGACCCGCGCGCTTCTCACACACGCGGGCCGTTAGTGGGGGATCGCTCTACTTCGCGGCCGGCTTGCGGCCCGGTTTCTTTTTGAGCGCGGCCTTGGGCTTGCTCTTCATCGGCGCTTTCGTTGTACTCGTTGCTCTCATCGAACATTTCTCCTTGAATTAACTGTACAGCCTAACCCTGGTGCGAGTCACGGATTATTGTGCTCGTCCGGGTTGTAGTTCTCGCAGAAAGTGCAAGGCGCACGGCCCAGGAAGCACATGCAACTCGTAGCGCGTTCCCGTGCGACCCGCTCCTCACCCTCCAACCACTCCCTACGTTTCGCCGCTTCGGCGGCATCCTTCTCGGCCTTTGTGGGCCTCGGCTTAATCAGCCCCAGCCGTTTGCGGATCTGATACCGCGCCGCACGTTTCGCTTTCCGCTGCTCGGCCTTTATCCTTCCCACCTCGGCCACTCTCTGCGAGATGGCCTCAGCGAAAGCCATGATGCCATCAAACGTGTCGAGCATACTTCCTCCTACGCCGTGTGTGCGTCACGATATTTTCGATACACTTCGAGCGCCCAGCGGTGATCTTTCAGGGCGCGCGCTTTCGCGGCGTGCGCCCGGCGCAGGATGTCGATGGCCTGGGACACGGTACGCTCGGTCTGGTCACACCGCTCCTGTAATTCGGCAAGCATCGCCTTCTCGTTGGGCGTCATCATCCACTTTTCTCCTGTGAACCCGCCGAGTTATTCATGGGAATCCGCCATTCCCATCGATTACTATCTGAGTTCCATTTCGCTGGCAAGAACCCTGCTCTCCTCATCCCGGTAGCTTCCAAGAATGGGCGTGCAAATACGCGAAGCGACCCCTTGTGTTCGACCAGATACCATTCCCCGGTTTCAGCCGGCGCGATGGCGGCGAACCCTTCTCTATCCCACAGCAAATGTACTGGCCCCGGTTTGCCGTGTTTGCTGGAGGCGGGGCTCAGAATAATACAGCTCAATTCGATACGGACGAAGATATCTTCGTCCTTGCCGCGGCTTTTTCCAAGCCTGCGACGTGAGAACACTTCAAATGGCATCGCTTTCGCCTTTCATGCGCTTCTCTCCATTTTCCCAAAGTACGTCTCATTGAATTCCCGGATCAACGCCGGGATATCGAGCCCGTGCAGTTCAGCAAACCCGCGCGGGTCCGCATCGAACTGATCGTGCTCGCGCCGAGTCAACGGGATCGCCGACAAATCGCTGCTCTTCTGCCCTACCGCATGCGGCCCCGTGTGCGCGGGGTCGCAACCACCAAAGCCCGAGACCACCGACGCCTGCCGGCGGATGAAGCGCAGGTACTTCGGATCGCGCACGGGCCGCGAACCGCAGTACATGCGCTCGGAACGGACTGCCATAGGCTGAATCACCGTGTTACCGGGCATCCTGCAACCTCCCCATCATTACCAACGCCCTGCGGTCCAGCTCTTGGTCTGAGACCTCGGGCGAACGATCGCGCTTCGCCTTCGCGCGGGCTACGTTCTCTCCGATGATCCTGTCGCGATGTCTCGCATAGAAGCGCCTGCGCACGATGCGGAGCTTACAGAGGCGGCATTCGCCACACTGGCAAGATGGCGGCACGCCGCGTGTCATGCCCGCCTCCGCAAAATATATTCCACCCCGCGCACTCGCGCGCCCGCGACTTCCGCGCCGGCGTTGAGCGCTTTACGAATCCGCGCGTAGTCCGGCGACTGCTTCATGAGCCCCGCGTCGGCGATCGCGCGCTCGTCGGTGATCTCGATGGCTTCGTACCGGCTCAGCCCGAGGCCGAGGTCCTCCGCGAGCTGGCACACCGCCTGATCTTCCTCGAACGGCCGCGCCAGCTTCGCCAAGCTGTACAACTCCTCTTCGGAAAAGAACGGTGTCCCGTCTGGGTTGGTGGCTATCGTGGCCTGCACCATCGCCATGCAGGACTGGCAATCGCATCCTGGATCATGCGTGCTCACAAAGCCACCCACGTTACAGGATAACCGCACCCCTCTTCGGCTTCCATAACGCCGGAATCGCAACCCCACGAACGCGCCTCCGTGGGAGACATGGGGCGGAATCTGGATTGGACCACATCCTCCACAGTCAATGCCGCGCGGGCGTCATCTGGCACATCGGAACCTGTCATCCCCCTGACGCGCTGCAGAAACTCCTCGGGATCAATGTGCCCGTTATCGTAGATGCAGGTTTTGTTGTCACCCCCTGCATAGAATCCCCAGTCGATTTCCCTAAGACCTCTCGTTTTACGCGGCATGGGCCACTCCGTTTTTCGTCATGGCAATGTAGCAGGTCGTGAGGAGCGCGCGGACGTCCTCCGGCTTCACGCGGTTGCCGTGCTGGTTCGCGTGCTCTAAGCACGCGGCGTAAGCGTCGATTAGGGCGTCCGTATTCGCCATCAGATGAATAGAGAAGGGCGTGGCGCCGGACGGCGGATGCGCCGCTGCCGGCCGAGAATCGGGCACGGCCACCGGACCGGACTCCGGCGGCTTGCGCTCCGCCACCGCGGCGCGGCGCTCCTGGATCTGGCGGAGCTGGGCGTCTACCTGCAATTCGAGTTGCGATGGCGGCTGGCTGGCCAGTATAGGTCGATCAGCCGCCCCCGATACCACGCGGCGCGCTTCCTTCGCCGCGCGGAACTTTTCGGTCTCCAGGGATAGGCCCACGTCCCAGCGGGCCTTTTGTCCCTTCTGACCATTCGAATGCTTACAGATTGTGATGCTCTCGCCGGCCTGCGGTTCCAGCATGTTGATCTGCTGGGCCACGGTGAGGTCCAGGAACATCACCTGGTCGCCGTCGAGGCCCCACATCACGCGTTGACCGAAACGCCCATCACAAAGTTTGCCTTCGGCGTACTGGAGGGTGACGGTCACCGGGGTGTTGGGCTGGAATGTGATTGTGTCGCGCATCTTACGCCACCTTCCCGAGCAGATCGCCGCGCCGGGCTTGCTCATCGCGGATCATGTGAAACTCCGAGAGCTGCGCCAGCGGGTAGCCGTACTTGCCGTAGCGCAGCCGGAGCGCGGTCAGGCGATCGGCCAGTTCCGCGTCGGTGCTTGCCTGGATTTGTTCGTGCTGGATATCGCGCATCACGCCCCCACCTTCCCCGCGGGGCTGATCGGCACGGGCTTGATGCGGTCTTCCCAGCCCACGATGTAGGTCCGCTGGCACTTCCGGCAGCGGTACACGCCCATCACCGGGTGCATTGGCGCGCCGTGGAACTGACGGCACCAGGCACGCGCCAGGCTCTCGTAGAGGTTGCGCATCACGCCACCCTCCTTTCGCCCGTGGGCGGCAGCTTCACGTGAAATCGGATAGGGAACCAATCACAGGCAGTTTCAGCACCCGTGTAGCTGAGGAGCCATTCACAGGTGCGGTTGAAATGGTGGCAGTCGGCGCACGTCGTGCCGGATGGCAGTTCCCGCGTGCGGTATATCTGGCCACTGCGCCCGGCGCTCCCGGGGCACACCAACGTTTCCGGCTGATGCCGTTCTTTTGGGTACCCACACATGCACGACATACTCATCACGCCACCAGCCTTTCACAGCACACCGGGGCATGCCGGTAGAGTTCGTCTCCCCCGAAACGGTCCTGATCGTGGAGGAGCCGGGGAAGGATGATATCGCACCCAGTGATGTAAGAGCCACACTGCAAACAGTACGGATGCCATGTCAGGCCAGCATCATCACTTCGCTGAATCCATAGATTCCGCATCACGCCACCAGCCTTTCGCAGCACACCGCGTCGGCCGTGACCATCAGCCGATCGCTGACCACGGTCTTTTTGGTGCAGCCGCAGTGCACGCACTCGGCTTCATGCGACCGCAAGAGGACGCGCATGGTGGCGATGGTGTCGGATGCGACGATCAGGGCATCCCGCACGGAGCATCTGGGGCCGAAGACCGCCAGCTCCTCGGCGTCCTGCGCCACCAGCATGCTCTCGGTGACTTCATTCTCCAATTGCTCGGTCTCTTCGAAGGTCGTTCGTTCTTGGAAGCGGTCCATACTCTCTATCCTTTCCCGCGGAAAGCCCCCGCGGGGGGTAGGGCCGGTAGGTGCGTCTCGTACACCCATCCAACCCTAAATACAGTATACAGGAACTACGCTGTTACTGTCAATAGGAAAAGAGAATAAATTGGTGGTTTTTTTTTAGGCTTGGTGCTGGCGGCGACAGATGGGCTTGTGCGCCCGAACGTCGGTCGCTGAGAAGTTCTGCTTACAGTAGGGGCAGCGGTGCATGACGGGCTTGCGGCCACCGCGCCGATTCTTGCGCAACGAGGACAGGAGCGCTGCCGCCGCCGATCCTTCTGTGCCCTTGCATTTCACATTTCTGATTCTACGCTATTTATGTTATGCTGGCAATGAGAATAAACAGCGCTGTTACAGACTGTGGCGGAAAAGCTACGCGCAGAGTTGGTGCACGCCACGTCAGTGGCAGGAGGTGTAACGATGAAAACGGTTGTCGAGCAATTATCAGTAGGCCAGATCCAGGCGGAATCGGAAGACCTGGCCCGTAATGCAATCGCCCTGTATCCAGACCTTCCGGCGGCAAACCTGGTGGGGAGGTGCATTGAGATGGCAGAGGCAGGGATGCTCTCGGACCTTGACCGCCTTTTAGAAACGAAGCATTTCTTGCGAGCCATCGGAATTGTCCGGCGGCAGGACAAACCGAAGCCGGCGTCCTTATTCCAGTACGCGCCATTTCAAAAAGCAGCGTCCATCATTCCTCGAAGGCTTAAGCTGAAAAGCGGAGAGATCGTCACCCAGGACAAGTACAGCTTCGAGCACCTGGATCGCATCATCGCGCTGAGAACCGCCGCGCTTCGCAAGAAGAGCCACCAGAAGAAAGAGAACGATCCGGTGATTCTTGCCACGAAAGAGATTATGGCCGCGTGGCCAACGCGCACGAAGAAGTTGCAGGGGCTCACACTCGCTGAAGTTGACGCCCTTCTGTTTCCTGCGGGGCTGAATCAATAATGAAAAGGAAAACGCGAGACGAAATGGATCCGAAGGACCGGGAGCATTTGGAGAGGCTGGAAGCCGGGATGCCCCCGGAACATAAAAACCTGCTGGAGGATGCGATTTACGAAGCGGAAAAGGGACTCATCCTGGAGGGTCACGCCTTCGAGGCCCTGGACGTTAGCGCCGCCGCCTTCACGAAACTCAGCCGCGAACACCCCGAAGAATGCGCCGCTATCCAGGACGTCATGGTGTTCGAATACATCAGGGATGAGTTCGTGAGGCAGGCAGCGATCATGTACCCTGACGCGCTCCCAATAATGGCGAAGGCAAGGAAGGCGGCGAAGTGAAACGGATTCACGTCATAGGCATGGTGCTCGGTTGCTTCGTATTGCCGTTCGCGGTTGCGTGGGTGCTGTCTACCTGGATCGTTAGGAACGTGATGTTCTTCTTCGTGATCATGGCGCTGGGTGCCTGGGCTGTTGATGGTCTGCGACAACTGTGGTTTAGGTTCCATCCAAGAGAGGATGAGCGAGTTGTGGTGATGACGCCGAGCGGAAGGGCGTATTTGGTGGCAAAGAAGAAGTGATGCGTTGCGCCATCTACGCCCGCGTGAGCACCGTCGATCAGGATTGCTCGATGCAGTTGGACGAACTGCGTCGGTACGTCAAGGCGCGCGGCTGGCCCAAGGGCGAGGAGTACGTGGATACCGGCTTCAGTGGCACAAAGGCTTCACGGCCGGAGTTGGACCGCCTGATGCGGGACGCACGGGTCCGGCGGGTGGATTGCATCGTGGTGTGGAAGTTGGATCGCTGGGGGCGCTCGCTGGGGAATTTGATCGGCAGCCTGGCGGAGTTAGGCGGCCTGGGAGTGCGTTGGATCGCCACGACCCAAAACATCGACACAGACGAGAGCAACCCAACAGGGCGGCTGCTCCTGCATATCATGGGCGCGGTCGCTGAGTTCGAGCGCGAGATGATGCGCGAGCGCACCTTGGCCGGGTTGGCCCACGCCAGGTCGCAGGGGCGCGTGGGCGGCCGGCCGGCCAGGGTATTTGATCGCTACCACGCGAAGGATTTGCGCGATCAGGGGATGAGTTGGCGCGGGATTGAGAAGGAATTGGGCATCGCGCAAAGCTCGATCCGTAAGGCGCTCGCGCACCTGCCGGTCAAACCCGTGCGCGGTAAAACGCACACGAAGGGCGGTGATCCAACCCCTTCCCCCGCGCGTCGGCCCGCGCGATCGCGCGCTTGAGCGTCATGGCGTCGCAGGGGCATCGCTCCCGATCCGACCGCGGGCGCCCGCCGGCGCAGACCTTGCGGGCCGCGTTCATGCGCTTAGCGGTGGGGGTGGGGAGTGAGTGGCGGCCCATGCTGAGATCCTTTCGCCGGGGTTACCTACCCGGCCCTGAGTACCATCCCAGAGGCTGTGCCTGCCCGGAGCCGCCGATGAAGGCGAGGGGCTCGGCAGAGACTTTCAGAAGTCCATCATAATCTCGCTGACAATCTCAGATGCCGCCTTAAGCGCCGCGCGGCGTTCGTCTCGGATCGGATCTATCCGCGACGCAAAACACTCGGTAACACGCGCTTCCAACGCCGCGCCGATCCGTTGCGACACCCGCTCGATCAGATCCAGGCCCTCAGGCCAGGTCTGTCGGCCTGTCTCGGTCGCTAGCCCGAGTTCTTCATCCGTCGCATTTTCTCCGCACCCGAACACTTTATTTTCGTTGGTCATCTTTTTCTCCTGCCCGATGGTTTCGGGCTCTGTCTACTCTTCAATCGTACCCCGAATACGTTGTTCTGCCAAACCTTTTCTTCAACGTTTTTTAACTATTTTCGGGTGTGCACAAAACCCCTCCGCGAAAACCGCGAAAGCGCGCGCCAAGCAAAAGCTGACGTTTCACCCCCGCGGCAATGCAGTTTGGATCGTTTATGCACATCTGGAATCAACAACTTGCGCGCGATTGTCTCGCGTAATTCGCGCGCTGGCGCGGCGCGTGCGCGGACAGAAGTAGACGCCGCCGCGGGGTTTCAGGGGCGAAAACATCGCGCGCTTCCCTTGTTCGCCCGTCGCCGCTCGGCGAGACTGAGTTGCGGCGCGTGTTTGCGGCAGCCGTGGCAGAGGAAATATCCGTCCCACATATGCCCCCGCAGGGAGCAGCCGCGCTCACCGTGCTTGGGCTGCAAACACTCACAGCGGGCCACCCCTGGACGTAAGTTGACCCCGTGTTGGTTCATAGGGCGGCCGTCAGCGCTGAATCCGCCGGCACGCGATCGCCGTCGCCCGCCGGCGCTTCCGCCGCCACCGGATCCGCGCACATCCCGCGCAGCGCCTCCGGCTCGTTGGCCATCGCTCGAGAGACCAGCCACAGCGTGAGCAGTAGTTCGGTTTGGGTGCCGAATGTGATCTGCATCAGGCCGGGGCCGACTTGCACGTTGCGCACATCGCCCAAGAGTACCCATTCATCCGCCGGCTTCACTCCAGGGATAGGCACGGCCCGCTGGCGCAGCTCCTCGGCGCTCTGTTGGAGCCGCTTGGCGAGCTTGCGCTTGCGGTCCTGCTCGCCGAGGAAGGCCTGGGCCTCTGGACAGCGCTCGACGTAGTAGCGCAGGTTCTCGCGGGTCACCACGGCGGGCAGCCCGTTGCGGACGGTGGCGCCGGCAATCTGCATCAGATCGGAGGCTTGGGACCTGCCTATTTCGAACAGCGTCTCAACATACCGGCGCGTGTAAAGCCCCTGCGGGTCAGTTTCCAAGTGTTGCAAAATAACGGGAATTCGGGCAGACCAGGACTTTATTTTTGGCAAGGGGTAGGCTCCAGCGATCCCGGTAGGTCAGCCCTCTGCCGGGTACACTTTGGGCACCAGTGGGCGTCCCCGTCGATAGTCCAGCCGTCCGGTTCGGTGAACTGCGACAGCTCACGCGCCAGCTCCGCCAAGTACTGCGGATCGCGCGCCGTGAAACTCCGCCCCAACTCGCGCCCGCAGTCCCCGTTGCATTTGATGAAGACCCGGTAGGCGATCATACGCCCCTCGCCCACTGCACGGCTCTGGCTGTCAGTTGCGGCGGATGCCCGTGAATAATCTGGTTGATGTCGTCGACCGCCTGGCCCACCGTATCCGCCCTGGCGCTCACCACCAGGGAGCCGGCCATGGTCACGGAGTAGTAGATCAGATGGGAGAGGTTGGCGTCGACGTCAGCTCTGGATCGGAATCGCGCAATCTCAATGAGCGCGCCGATGCGCTTGTCTGTCCATTTGCCGCGCTTGTCCAACTCCTGGATGATATGAGCCCGCTCAATACTGGAGATCGCATCGAGTTTCACGGCGTGTCCTTTTCAAAAAACGGGGCCTGGCCGGAAGGAAGGATAGCCAAGCCCCAAGACGTTATCAGATGAGCGGGAACCGTCGGCGTCCGCTCTTCGCCCCACCGAATTACGCATCGGGATCCGCGTTTTCCTGGGCCACCAGGGAAAGCTACGGAATCGGAATCGGCTCCGGCACCGGAACCGGCACCGGGTTGCCCGCGCCTTTCTGGGCGATCGCGTTGAGGACCGGGACCAGCGCGTCGCTGGCGGCCTGGGTCGCAACCGCGGCCGTGCTCAGCGCGTCGGCCTTGTCGCTGAGCGCCTGGGCCTGGTCGATCAGCGCCTGCGACACGCCGGCTTTCTCCAGTGCGGCGATCAAGGTGTCCATCTCGTCAGAGATCGTCCCTGCGGTGGTTCCGAGGGTGCCCACGTTGGCGCCGATCGCGGTTACATTCGTACCGATGGCGGTGGTGGCCACGTCGATTTTCTTCAATGCTGCAATTACTTGCGCTTCGTCCATAAGAAGTTTTCCTATTCCTTGCAAGGCCGCATCAAGCTTCGTTTCGAGGCGGGTTAGGGTAGGGTTGAGGGTCGTGTTGGTCTGGGCTTGCACCCAGGCTTCCATGGTCGGGGAGAGGCCAATCGTGATGCTGAGTTTGGCCATAGTCGTTATTGCAGAATCACCGTCGCCAGGACTTGCTTTGCGTCCCTTCGGCGCCGTTTCGCGTCTGTATATGCCGTACGGCACAGAGGGCACCGGCACCCGTGGTAAATGTAACCGACCTCCTTGCCGTGATAGTGCACGGGGATGGGATGGGCCAAGCGCCGAAGGCGCAAATACGCCCGCCGATATGTTACGCATGGATCGCACCGGCAACCCACCTTGTAAGCGTATAGTGCCCCGTGGGTAAGAGCACTACGCTTCCTGTTTCGGGGAGGGGGAGGGTTGTCCTCGGCGCGGATCATACGTGTCAAGGCGCGCATTCGGCCATTCCCTACAGGCTCAACTATCGGCAACATCGACACTGGCATAGTCACTTCGCGGTCCAGATCGTCACTCCATCCGGTAGCACCATAGAAATCCCGATGAGGGGCAGGAGAGAGCCATCAGGCAGCCGTATGGTGGCGCGGAGCAATCCTGCGCAGTCCCAGCCGGGGCCGGACCCCACGCACTGCTCAATACCAACCAGGGAGGGCAGTGGTGGTGAAGCGTTGCGTACGTCCCCAACCACTTTCCAATCGCTGCCGGCGAAGCACCAGAACAGATGGCCGGTATCCGTGGCCAGGAAGAACGTCAGACCGGACGCGGGGCACAAGGGCGGGGCGGATTCCAGCCCAGTGAGGTAGGGAGCATACGTAGGCGGGACAGGCGGGACCGTGTCATCGTCAATCTGAATGCCCGAGATCACCGCATTCCCCTGTGAAGCCGTCAGAACGATCAGGAGCAGCGGTCCGGTGATTACCACCGGAAACGACTCCGAATAAGGTGTCAGCGCGCCCGGGGCAACCGCGAACAGGTCCAAAGACGACAGATCCAGGGACGCGATGTGCAATGCACCATTGACCGCTACCGAAAACACGCGCTGTCCGATGGCCGTCTTGTTTGGCTCCAGAAATTTCAGGGTCACCGTGTAGATGCCGGGGCTCATTGGAATCGTGTAGGAGACCGGCGAGCCAGCCGGATAGGCCGAATACCTCAGCGTTTTGTACGGCACCGGCAGAGTGGCCATGGTTGCCTGATTCGTCGTATCCCACCGCGCGCCGCCGGTGAAGTAGGCGTCTGGTTTCCAGACGTTGCCCTGCGCGTCCTTTCCGCCTGGCCCTCCGCACTGGATCCGCACCAGGGTTGCGGCGTGGGCGGAGAGGGCCAGGAGAAGTGGGAGTAGCAGCAGGCGGTTATCGCGCATCCGTCCCCCTCCCGTGCTCATCCGATGCCATCCCGCGCGCCTTGCGGCCCGTGCTGATCTTCCGAACGACCCCTTTAGTTCCGGTGGGCATGGGCGCTCCCGTGGTGTGGTAACGGATGCCGCGCTGGCACTCTGCGCCCCATCGGCTGACATCGACGCCGCCCGGCCCCCAGTAGTTGTGATCGAACCATTCATCCTCTGTTCTCAATTTGCGACCCTCCTCCAGCACCAGACAATCCCGGAAATAACCAGCGCCCAGATGACCATCCGAAGCACCATGGACCCGCAGCCCATCGAAGGTTCACAAGGCGGCGGCCGGTACTCGGACGGACGGCTCCACCATGGCGGGTCTTTCATGTCGTCGGAACGGTGTCCCCAGGGCATCAGGCAGCCCCCACGGCGCGCTCGGTGCCCGCCAGTTGCATCGCGGCAACGTAGGTAGCCGGCGTCTGAGTGCGGGCGCGCTCGATCTCCTCGCGCATCGCTTTGCTCGCATGGTGTTGGGGATTGTCTTGTACCCAACGCATCGTGCGCGCCAGCGTCTCCGCAGGCGAACTTCTTGCGACTTCGTCGTTCTGTCTGTCGCGCGACCGCGCCTGCTGTAGCGCTTCTTCGGCGCGTTCCGCCTCCAGTGTTTCGAGCTTGCGCGGCCAGGCATCGATAAAGCCCCGCGCGTGGCCCGGCAGCACTCCCGGCGTCTTAATGCGCGGCATGCTGCGGAGTAGATCGTCCAGGAAAGCGCGACGCGCCCATGCGTGATCCGGCAGCAGTCCCATGACTTCGCGGATCTGTCCCGGCAACGGATGGGGACGGTGTGCATCCACGAATGTGGCGATCAGGGCCTGCTTGAATTCGGCGTCGGGAATGCGGACGTCCTCCTCGGAAGCGAGGAAGGGCTCCGCGGCGGTCTTCGGCTGCTTCCTGGGTTGGGGTGATTCGGCGGCCGTGCTGGACGGAGGCGAGGGGTATGCCTTCGTGCCGGCGGGCGGGACGGCCGCCGAGGTCTGATCGGCGGGGCGAGACGGCGAGGTTCGGGCAGTTGAATGGGCCACCATTTCTATCCCCGCCCCGTCGTTGGAATTTCGCCCCACCGAAGATTGTTCAGCGGCCCTACGGTCGGGAGATACAGTGGGTTCGATGGCGTGTCGAACGAACGGGACAGTTGGACTGTTATTCTCCTCCCCGTTTGGATTTAGGGCCGCTGAAGGTCGTTGAAGTTTGTATTGTTCGCTGGCCAGATGCACGCTCTCTTTCAGCCGAATGTTCAGGGCCAGGCGCCGTTCTTCGAGCCGCTGCACTTCGTCAAACTGAAGCCGCATGTCGTCCCTTGCGACCAGCTCCGCGGCGAACACGGGATCGTTGATGCCCTCCGCGCGTAGGAATTTGAAGGCCAGTTGCGCGCGCCCGTCCAATTCCGCGTGGATGGCTTTCGATGCCTGAGAGAGCGAGGCGGTGACGTCGTCTTCCGTCCGGCGCATCAGGGCCGTTTTTGTGGCCGGACGGGGGCGGGTGTGGACGTAGATGAATGAGCGCTGGTTCAGTTTCTTCCGCTCAAGTTGGGTCAAGTTCCCTATCGGCGTGACCAGTGTTTTCGCCATGGCTTCATCGAACGTGAGACCAATGAGCTTTTTAGGTTCGCAGTTGGCACGGACGCGGGTGACAGTGCCGTCTTCCTGTTCTAGTTCCTCCAGCGCGGTGCGCATGTTGGCGCGGGAGACTCGGAGTTGCTTGCGGTGTTCATCGTCGAGTTCGATTTTGGACCTGCGAAACTGTTCGATCGCGAACTTTTGCAGAATTGTGGTGATGGCGTACGGCGCGAGCGGCACGAAAAGGGGCTGATCTTTTTCCGCTTGCTTTTGGACTTGCATCATCGCCAGTTCGTTGTTGTACCCCTGGCTATGGAGGATCAAGCAAATCGAGACGCGCATTTTCAGTGGCATCCCTGGGCGCATCAACCAACGCAGGCCGTCTTTGCATGCCGTGAACCAATCGCCATCTGTGACGCCGAGCTTCTTAAGCCGGTCTGGAATTGCGGGAAAACATGATTCCTTCAATTTCTTCTCCTGATTCTAAAAGACTTGCGCACGCCTAAGTAGCACGCCAGCACTACTTAGGATTTCTGCTCTGCCCGCCGTTTTTGACGCTCAGCCCATGAGTTCGCTTGTTTTTCTCTCTCACGGAGAGGTATATCCGCCGTTCGCAGGATGTGAAGCAATTTCGCCGTATTGCTGAAGCGCCAAGCCACAAACTCCTCAGAGCCTCCGCGAATAGCATATTGACCGATGATCGACCCCGATCCGTCACTGCAAATCTGGAGCCGGATGCCGTCACCAGGTGAGGTGCAAAGACGACTTTCAAGCGCGCGAAGGAGCGCCAAGAAATCCACCAAAAGGATTGTTTCCCCTTCACGCACGGTCAATTGCCTTCTCAATCAGCCTTCGTTCGGCGTGCCAATCCGCCTCTCCCATGGCAGGGAGGTACGCTTTCTGGGTCTCGCTCTCCGGTAGCAGGCGAGCCAGCGCTATTTCGGTCTCGCACCGGGCAATGCGGCGGCGCTGGACGTCCGATTGGGCTTCGGCCAGCAGTTCGGTTTCCCGGCGGCCCTCCATTTCGGCCATGCGCAGGTTCTCGGCAGCAACTCGCTTTTCGCGGGCGCTCGGGGTATCGTTCGCTTCGTGCACCTGGAGCGCGTGGTAGGACTTGTTGTTGCGGGCGCGCATCCACGCCTGCTTCTCTTCGTGGCTGCCGTTGCGAGCCGCTTTCGCGGGCGCAAGCATGAGGGGAGCATGCTCTCGCTTGGCGCGCTTCCGGGGCTGGTACATCGCGCTGGCGGTATCGATGGCGGGCGGGTGGAAACTCATGCCGCGGCTCTTTGCTCGCGCTGGGCTGCGATCGATATCTCTCGGAGGTGCTCGCAGAGGGTTTCCACGGTGCAGAGCACGTCTGACGCTAATTCCTCAAGGTGTGCGCGGGCGTCAGCCTTCGCTTGGTGCCTCAACGCTCCGCGTATCTTATCGTGGTTATACTCAGTTGCCAGGTTGCATAATAACCTTGCCTGTTTCGCAGCTTCGATCAACTCGAACTCACTGAGGGTTGTCAAAATGCAAACTCCTTTCAAATCGATCAGAAAAGGTTTGCGCGTGGAGGTGTTTTGCGGCACAATAGATGTGAGCCGCGTCGTCTCCCGCGCGTTGGCTTGTTGCCGCTCCTGACCTGCCAAGATTCGAAGCGGTGATGAGAAGCAATGGGAGGCGGTCTCGCGCGGCCACCGGGCTTCCGATAGCGGATGTTAGGTCCGAAGGTGGACACAATATTCGTTATCAGAAGTGAACCCACTTTTCTGGTCATTATGCCGCGTGCTCCTCTGCGGCCAGAACTTTGCGCCACCGTGCGTTAGCGACGGCGCGCATGGTCTCAGCCACCTGCTCGGGCGTTCTGCCCTCCCGTTGTTTCTTGGCGGCGTTGCGGCCACCCTTCCGACCCAACTTGGCGAACAGCTTGCTAATTTCAGCCTTGCGCATTTCTTAGTGATTCTAATTCATGCGAAGCTGTAGCGCAAGGCTTTTTAATGTAGTGCGTCAAGCACTACGTCTTGTAGTGATCCAAGCCACCCAATATGTAGTGACTGAAGGCGAGCGTATTGAAAGGACTTAGAAAGGAAGAGGGAAAGGCTCGGCCGCGCTCTTCTTCTGAAGTCTTTTCTTCTGTCGTCGTCGTCGTCTTTTCTTCCGTGAATGTAGTGAGATCCCACTACATTGGGGAGATGACTCTCAATTTCGAGCTTTTTGACGACGACGAGAGAGAAAAAGTCCCGGTACTCCCTGAGTACGAAGCCCCTGCCGCACTCCGCACCCCGCCTTCACCATGAAGGCATGGAGCCCAGCATCCGCCTGCCGAACACCTCCCCAGAGAACCGCCGAAGCTATACGCACGTCAAGCTGCTCACAGCGGTGCACGCGCAGGCCTGGAACGCCGCCGGCTTCGAAGGGGTGCTCTACGCGGCGGGCGCGCGGATCCCAGCGGCGGAACTGCCGCGCGGCGCCATCCTGCTCGAATACGCAGGACCCCAGGGCACCTGGAAGCGGCGCCCGCGGGAGAACCTCTGGATTCTGTGGCGCTACGACCAAGAGTCCCATGGTTGGCGCGAGATCGCGCGGGCGTTGGCTTTCGGGTGGGAGTGGGCTCTTATCCTGCGCCAGCCGGCGATTGAGGCACTGCGGCCGCCGGCGGCGGAAAGGCCGCTTGTCGATCGCGGCAGGGAAGTGACGGCGGCGCTGCTGCGCACCATCGACTCGGCGGTCTCGCGCGAGCTGCCCGCGGTGCGCAAGGCCGTGATGAGCGCGGTCTACGACTCATTGGCAGGGAGACTGGCGGCTGAGGCGGCGTAAGCGCGGAGATCGCGTGGCCGCGGCGGGCAATAGAGGCCGATGAAGCGGAAAAGTTCATCAACGAGGCAGATCTGTTCCGATTCAGTGAGGTCTGAGCGCTGTTGTGCAACCACTTCGCCCAGGTACAGGCGGAGGAAGGTCATCCCACCAGCGTAACCCTGTCAGGCCGCAATCGGAAGCGGGATCCGCTGCCCCACTTCAGTGCAGTGTACGCACCGGCAACCTCCCACATGCTCCCCCGCCTGGCTTGTGCGAAGCCGGGCCCAAGTACACCATGGCGATTCGCATCGGCAACCGGTGACATGGAGCCCGATTTCGCAGTACACCCCCGCTTCCAGGCAGTTGGGATGCTGCATTGCCCACTTCGGAATCTGCAATCGACTGGTCAGCCCCAGCTTTTGGGTCAAAAGGACGACGCGGCCGTTGACCCCTCCCGTTGATAATTCAAGCGGCCCGGCGATCTCTTTCACAGCCTGGCCGTTCAAAAGTCCGGCGACAATGTCTCGTTCGCGCGGGGCTAACTTAACCCGTTTGTTCAGTTTGTGCCTCCAAAATTGAAATACTACAAACTACTACAGTGTTTAGCATAAAAGTAGTAAAAGACACCATTCCCTCATTTAGGGGTATCGGCGAGCCTGGAATCATATGGCAGGCCCAGTGTTGGTTCCGAAATCGCCAAGCCGCAAGCAAATCGTGGATGAATACGGCGAGGTCGACCGCAAACTCCGCCTCTGGCAACCCCAACAGAACCCTCACCAGGCGCGCCACGCCGAACTCGAAGCCATCATATTGAGCTGGGCCGCCGATGAGCCGGCCTATCAGTCCAAAGTGGTCTCCGGGTTGGCCTATCAGGTTGAGGTCTCCGCCCGCGGAATGCGGAGCACTTTCACCCCGGCAGCGCAGGCCAAGGCATACGAGCTTCTAAAGCACGCCAAGGTACCGCTCATGCAGTTTTTCAGCCTCACTTTGGCCGAGGCGAAGGCCCACTTGGGACCCGAATTTGTGCTGACCAACATCCCCAAACTCCAAACCGGTCCCCGCTCCGTGAACGTAGTCCCGCGCGTTGAAGCCGCCGCGACAAAGAAGGTGGCTTAGGGATGGACATGCAGCCGGTGGAAAGCTCGAACATCAAGGCCGTCGGCTACGACCAGCCCAACGGGACGCTGAGGGTGCAATTCCTGAGCGGCGCGACACACGATTACCCGGACGTCTCATCCGCGGAATACGCGAGCTTCCTGGCGGCCGATTCCAAAGGCAAGCACTTCCACCGGCATATCAGGTCCCGGAAATCAAAGCAGGTAGCATGACCAATCTCAGCGCAGAGAGCGGAGTCTTCCTCCAAGGGCGCGCCCGGCTCGTCGACGTGACGGACGCGCGCTCCGCAACCAATCCACAAGAACGAGGAGTACAGCCATGGCAGACCAAGCATGTCGCATAACGTCGGATGTCAGTGCGCTTCACCAACGGATGTTCGATCTGGAAGCCTGGCAGACGCGGCAGAACGGGACGCTACAACGGCTGGAGGACAAACTCGACAGGCTCACGAGCTGGATCATGGGCGCCATGTTCACGAGTCTGGTAGCCCTGATCGGCGGGACTGTGGCCGCGCTGCTCAAGAAATAAAACTGGCCAGCCATACCGAAATCGCGTTGGCACGGATCCACTGGCAAGACCTCACCGCTGAGGACGCGAAGCACGAACAGGATCACCCGGGGAACTACCAGTATTTCCAACTTTCACCCAAGGAGAACGAATGATTCGCATAAACGGACTGACCATTTCGGTGGTTGACGACAAGACCGGTGCCACCACAATGTCCTTTGGCATCTGGGACCAGCGGTGCAACGTGTTGCTCGAAGCCGACGACTTGCAGCGCAACACGAACATCCAGAACGTCCTCGCGTACCAGGACTACAACCGGAAACTGGCCAACTACCAGGGAGCCGTGGACGCCGGCCGGCTGGAAACGACCGTGCCGGCGCTGGTGTTGCCCGTGAAGCCGCTGAAGCAGTTCGTCAGCGACCCTTTCTTCGACGAAAACGAAGTATTGAAACCCGCGGTCCTGACCTCGGGCCCCTGGGTTCCAGCGCTGCGCGATGTGGTCTATCCGAAGATCACACCGACCCAGGTCAACACCTAGCGGTTGAGCCGCATGAAGCACCGCAGGCCATGGTTCGACAAGTGGGCTTTCTGGCGCACGCCACGGCGGCGCTGGGCCTTCGCTCGCGTCGATTGGAGTACCCCATGGTTCAAGGTCGGAATTCAGTGGCGCCCATGGCTTTAACGAAGCTCCAGGCTGCTGCGAAGCTCCAGGCTGCTGGGGAGTTCGTTGAATCGACCGCAAAAGTCCTGGCCGATGAATTGACCATTGTGTTGCTCAAAGAGGGGACGGATTTGAATCTATCGGGAGACGATCGGGCAGCATTTCGCTATTCTCTCACCCGGTGTGGCCAGCTACTCAACGGGCTCGTGACGATGGCCAGAGAGATGAAAGCATGAACCGCTCCCCCATCTTTTTGGCCGCCTACCGCGAAACCGGCTCCGTCACCCGGGCGGCGGAAGCGGCGGGCATCCACCGGAGCATCCACTACCGGAGATTGCAGGAAGATCCCGCCTACAAGGCGGCCTTCGAGCGGGCCCACGAAGTGGCGATCGCGGTCCTCGAAGACGAAGCGATCCGGCGGGCGGTGGAGGGCGTAGAAGAGCCCCTGACGTATCAAGGCCAGTTTCAATACGCAGACCTGGATGACGACGGGAACCCCGCTGGAAAGCCGCTGGCCATCCGCAAATACTCCGACAGCCTGCTCCAGTTCCTGCTCAGGGGAGCCAAACCGGAGAAGTACCGCGAACGGTTCTCGCATGACGTGAACGCCAAGGTGACTCATAAGTTTGATGGCACGCTTGAAGATCTGCTCACCACATATCGCGCTCTCACGGCGGACGATTCGAAAGCGTGACGGCCTGGTCCTGGAGCACCTGGAATGGGCTCACGGGATCGCGCGTCGCGTCGCCTCACTGCTGCCGACGTGGTTCACCTTCGAAGACCTTTGCGGCCCCGTGGAACTCGCCTTGTTTGAGCGGGCGGCATCATTTGATCCCAAGCGTGGCATCCCCTTCAAAGCTTATGCCTCGCGGCGCATCCACGGTGCCTGTTTCGATTCGGTACGGCGCAAGGAGTACCGGGAGCGGGGACACTTGTCGCTGTCAACCCATCGGCTCGGTTTGCTTCGAGATGACGGTGGCAACCGGGAGATGGACGGGGTGGACGCCCAGGCGTGCGACCCAAATCCTTCCCCCGAAGCGCAGGCGGCTTCTCACGAACAAGTCCACGTCTGGGCGCAGGTGCAGCAGCTCCCCCCGCGCCACGCCCTGGTAATCCTGGCGGTCTACGGCGGCGGCATGACGCTTGAGACTTTGGCCACCAAGGTGGACGTGGGATCGAGCAGGCTCTCCCAGATCCATCATGAGGCGCTGAGGATGCTCAAAGGGATGGCCGCGTGATCCTGACCGGCGAGGCCGAATTGCTGGCGAAGGTCCGCTACTCGCTCCTGGCCAGGGGGGTGAGATATGACGACGTGGACGATTGCGCGCAGGACGTGATACTGGCCCTTTTGACAACGCGAGTGGATGTCAAGGACCAAGGGGCCTACGCTATCGGGATCGCGCGCCATGCCGCCTTGGAATGGATGGCGGGCTCGATCCGGGAACGGCTGCGGGACGATTTGGCGCTGATCGAAAACGTGACGCCCTCGCGCGAGCCGGACGCCTTAGCCCAGTTGGAGCGCCGCGAGAAACTGGGACTCGCGGGCGCGGTGCTCCGGGGGCTGCCAACGGAGCAACGCGACATCCTGACGCGTTTCTATTTGCAGGGACAGAAGGAACCAGAGATACGCCAGGCGATGAGCCTCACCCCGACGCAATTCCGCCTGGGCAAGCACCGCGCCAAGGCAACTTTGAGCGCCCGCGTGCAACGCGCACTGGCCGCCAAGGTGGCGGCATGAGCCTCACGGTACAGGAAAGCGCCCAACTGATCCGCGCCTTCGCCGATCACCCGCAGTTCGCCCGTGAATCACTGCGCATCCGCGCCAAGTCCGGCGCCATGGTGCCCTTCGAGCTTCAGCCAGCGCAAACCAAGCTGAATCGGGCCATCCTGAAGCAGCGGAACGCCGGACTCCCGGTTCGGATCTGCTACCTGAAGGCCGGCCAGGTCATGGTCTCCGCCGGAACCGCGGCGCAGAACTTCCACGCCGTGCCCTTCATGCCGGGTCGGCACTGCCTGGCGCTTGCGGACTCGGCGGCGCACGCCGACCTCGTTTTCAACTACTACAAGGGCTTCCAAGACCATTACCAGCCCTTCACCGGCGGCATCCCCGGCGCCCAAGTCACGCTTCCGGAGCTGGTGAACGACCGGGACGAAACCCTGAAGTGGGCCAACGACAGCTTCATCCAGATCGCCACCGGCCGGAACGTCCACGTGGGGCGTGCTCACCCCTGGCAGTTCGTCCAGGTCTCGGAATTTGGTTTCCAAGAGGGTGGCGCGACGTTGATGGACGGCTTGATGCAGCGGGTTCCAAACTCGCCCGAGACCATGGTCATCGTCGAATCCACCGGCTTTGGTGAGGGCGGCCCGTTCTACGAGCTTTGCCAGCGCGCGCAAGATCCCCAGCGCGCCGGCGGCTGGCTCTTCGTCTTCTTCGGCTGGCAGGAACACCCGGAATATCAGATGCCGGTACCGGGCGGCGATCGCGGGGCCTTCCAGCGCGACCTCGACCGCGGCGAGCTCGAAGTCATGCAGCAGTACGGCCTCAAGCTCGAACAGATGGCCTGGCGGCGCTGGGCCATCCTCAACAACTGCGAAGGCCATGTCTCGACCTTCCAGCAAGAGTTCCCGAGCAACCCGCGCGAGTGCTTTCAATCGAGCAACCGGACCTACCTGGACCTGGGCGCCCTGGAACGTTGCGTCCGGGTAGAAGAGCCGATGCGCGGCGAGCTGGATATCCACCAGGTCGGGCCGGAACGGCGGGTGCAATTCCTGCAAAAGGACGGCGGCACGCTGGCCATCTACCGGTTGCCGAAAAAGGGCGGCCGGTACGTGATCGGCGCGGACAGCGCGCAGGGCAAGGACCCCGAGGCAAAAAAGGGCGGCCGGAGCGATCCCGACTACGCAAGCGCGGACGTCACGGACGCCGACACCGGAGAGCAGGTGGCGAAGTACAACGAGCGCGTCACAGAAAGCCACTTCGGGCGCATCATTTACGCCCTGGGCTGGTACTACAACTGGGCCTACGTGGTGCCAGAGACGGTGGGCGCCGGCCGGGCCTTCCTCCAGGCGCTCTTGGCACTGGAGTACCCCACCGACAGGATCTACCGAAAGCAGCGACCGGCCGGCGACATGCGCCCGGTCACGTTCAACGAGTTGGGCTACGACACCAATACGGTCACGCGCCCGCAATTACTGAGCGCGCTCGACGTGGCGCTGCTCGAAGGGTCGATCACGATTCACGACGCGGGGACGGCCATGCAATGCCGGACGCTGGTGCGGGATGCGGACGGGCACGTGGCGGCGAAGCTGGGCACCCATGACGACGACGTGTTCAGCAAGGCGCTGGGAGTAATCGGGCTCCGGTTCATCCCGAAGGATGCGCCGATGTCTTCGCAGGAATTTCAGAAGCAGTGGAACCCGCAGAGTTACAAAACGAAAACGAGGGAAGACGATGACTGACCGCGACGGCCCGCGCTCCAACCCCTACCACCCGGACCCGGAGAAGTGCTGCGAAGCGTGCGTCTTCGGAAGCGGCGAGCATGCCCGATGGTGCGCTCTCTACCAATGCTCCATGTGTGGCGAATTCCACGGGCCGCCGAACGACCTCGCCTGTCCGCGGCCCTGGCTTCATTGGAAGGATTGGCCACTCAGGCCGACCCGAACCGATGGCGATACCTCAGACGTGAAGCATGCCTCCTAAATCCTTTCAAATCCAACTGAGCGACGGCGAGAAAAACAACCTGGTCAACCGGATCGAGTTGGACTTCCTCACCGACAAGTCGAGCCACCTTTCTTGGTCGACGCGTTGCGCCGGATGGATGAAGAAATGGGAAGCCCGCGTTGAGGCGCCCAGAGTCGGCGACGAAGACAAACCGAACCACGTGGTGCCCCTGATTCAGTGGCAGTGCTTCAACAAGTTGGCACGGGAAATCCAGGCGCTGCTCGGCGATAACGCGGAGATCACCGCGCGCGGCACCGGCCCATCGGACAAGAAAGTGGTTGCCAAGGTCGGCGCCTACATGACCTCGCGCGTGTTCGACCAGATGCAATTGATCAACCCGCTCTGCGAGTTCGAATTCCGTCGCATCCTGAACGGCTGGGCAGCGGCGTATCGCCCATGGTGGCGCCGCGAGTTTGATACTTTGCAAAACGGCAAGATCAAGCGCGTGTGCGACTACGAAGGCCCCGGATTCTTTCCCCTCGAACCCGATGACCTCATGGTCCCTCCAGAGCGCGGCGTGAGATCCCTCCAGGAATTCAGCCATGTGATCCGCCGCGTGCGGGTGACGGTGGATGATCTGCAACGTGGCGACGGCACGCTTTACCAGGGGACCAGCGACCCGGACATGGTCACCAAGCTGATCAACTGGGCCAAGATTGGCGGGCAGGGCAACGACTACACCATGGACGGGCAAGACCCGGTGAGAGAAGAGCGCGAGCGCTCCGAAGGCGTGGACTACAGCGCCTACTCGCTGGGACGGCGCTCGATTTGGATGTGGGAGTGGTACGGATATTGGCGGCCGCTGAAGAAACAGAGCAGGGACGGCGCTATCGACGATCTGGAAACGCGGCTGCCGTACGAAGCGGACTACGTCGTCAAGTTCATCCCCGGCCTGCGAGAGATCGTGGGCTGTCAGGATCTGTTGCAACTGTATCCGAAGATGCGCCGCAGACGTCCGTTCGTCGAGAGCACGCTCATCAAGGACGGCACGTACCGGCCCAAGGGATTCGGCGCGCTCCTGGAAGATCTGGAAGACGAACTGACCGCCAATTCCCGCTTGTTTCAGGCGGCCGGCGAGCTGAGCGTCTGGCCCATCGTGTTCTTCAAGCCGGGCGGCGGCATGAAGCCGGGCAACTTCCGATTGGAACCGGGCATGGCAATTCCCACGGAGGACCCGGCGTCCGTAAATATCGTCAAACTCAATCCGAATCTGGATTTTCTGGTGGCGCGGCAGCAGGACATCCTCACCACCTCAGAGCGGATCACCAACATCAACGATCAGTCCATGGGTCGCTCCATGAGCCAGCCGAACGCGCCGAAGACCGCCACCGGCCAGCTCGCGCTGATCGAAGAGGGCAATGTTCGCGCCTATTTGGACAGCACGATTCTCCGGGAGGACATGGAAGAGATCGTAGGCGACTTCTGGGACCTGGACTGTGACCTGGCCCCGAAGACGCAACCCGGCCTATTCTTCCGCGTGACGGAAGAGCAGGCAAACGGCCTCTTCGACGTGTCCAAGGGCGGCGCTCACATGACGCCCAAAGAATTCGGCGGAGTCTACGACTTCCGGCTGAAGTTCGCCACCAGCGTCTGGGCGCGCAATGCCAAGAAACAGGAGTTCATCGGCTTCTATCAGGCCGCGATGATGAACCCGCTCTGCATGCAGAATCCCACGGCCATGTGGCACCTGCTGAACATGCTGGCGAAGCAGTTCGACATCGACTTCCAGGACGTGATCCCCAAGCCGCCGGAACCCGATGCGCCGAAGACACCGGACCAGGAATGGACCGAGATGCTGGAAGGGGAGACGGTCAACGTCAACCCGCTGGATAACGACGATCAGCACATCCAGGAGCACATCCAGCAGTTGGAAGACGAGCGCAAGGACCCGGATCGGGATGTCCAGGCCATTGGCATGAATGTGAAGCACATCCTGGATCACCAGCAGCAGAAACGGGCCAAGATGCTCATGCAGACCCTGACCTCTCAGCTCATGCAGAGCATTCAACCGCCTCAACAGAGTCCGGCACAGCAGACGATTCAGCAGCTCCAGCAGATGTACGGCGGCCAACAGCAGCAGCAGCAGCAACCCGGTCCACCCCAAGGAATGCCCCCACAGCAACCCGCAATGGGCGGCCCGCCGCAGTCCGGCGCGCCCGGGGATGTCCAGGCTCCGCCGCAAGCCGTGGGCTCCCAGGCGGCCCCGCAACCCGTGGATGGGCAACTCTGATGCAGTCTGAACCTTTCGACTCCGCCGACCTGGACGCCATGCTGGAGTTCGACCGCTCGCGTGGTTGGGGCCTGGTGCAAACCCGCATCCGCGAGGAACTGACGCGGAGACGGACGGACCTCGAAGGCTCGGGCGACGTGCCGCGGCTCCGGGGAGAAATCAAAGCGCTGCTCGAAGTGCTCTCCTACCCGGAGTTCCTGAAGCACGAGATTCGAGGACAGATCAGACCGTGAAACGCGCGCTCATTCTCGGGTTCCTGTGCCTGGTGATGGTGGGCTCCGCCGGCACGTCCAACCCCAGCTTTGAAGCGAACCTGGCGCGCTTCCATCTGCACTACGACAAGTTCATCCGCGCGTACGAGGGATGTCCCAAGGGCGCGGCGTTCATCGAAGAGTGCAAGCCGGCGTTGGGCACCTTCGATTGGTACGAATTCAACCACGCGGCGAAAGAAGCGCGGCCGCTATTCAGTTTGGAAAAGGAAAAGTGAAATGGCATTCCCGAAGAAGAAGACCGCTCCCGTTCCGCCCGTGAAGAAGAAGGCCACCCCCTGGAGCAGCCAGAACAAGGGCGCAAAGAAGAAGCCCGCCGCGAAACCCGCGCCGCAAACCCAATGGCAGGGGATCGCCAGCAAGATGCTGGGGAGCAAGAGCGGTCCCGGCGGCTGCTAACTATGAAACTGACCTACACCCACACGTGCTCGATCTGCGGCGCCGAAACAATGCAGACGTTGAAACTGCCGCGCGGTGGAGAGATTCCCAAACCTCTGGCGCCCACGGGATGGCGCGATGTACTGGGCGAGATGGTTTGTTCTCAACATCGCGTTCACGCCAATGTGTATGTCACAGGGTACCCCCATTCGCTGTGGCGCGCCGAAGTGGAATTATGACCCCAGGCATCATCATCGGCGAGCAGTGCCCGTACTGCTCGAAGTTCCGCTCTCCCCGCGACATCATGTACATGCCCGGCGGGGCGAAGATCTGCAGGCCCTGCGAACAGCGGCACCTGGAAGCGCTCGACGCCCTGTCCACGGGCAACTTCGCGGGGCAATGCAGCGAGTGTGGGAAAGTGCCTGACCAACTCGCCAACCGCGCGATGGCAGTCCACTTTGAAAACGGCGTCTACCGCATGATGTGCATGGCTTGCGATGCCGTCTACGTCACGAAGCGCCGCGACCTCTACGGCAAAACGCAGTTTGGCCACGACTTGAAGCTCAACTAGGAGATTATGCCAGCAACAGAATTTGACGACGCAACCGAGGAAATCACCCCGCCCGTAGTCCCAGCGGAAACTCCAAACGACAAAGTAACCCTCACCCGCGCGGAAGTCGACGGGCTCCGCCGCGACCGCGACGAAGCGCGCGAGAGCGAGAAGTACTGGGCCGGCGTGGCGCGCAACGGCAGAGCAGCCGAACCAGCAGCCGAACCCGAAGACGACGACGCCCGCGAGTTTATCGACGACGAAACCCCGGACGGCATCGAAGGCGACACCCCAGAAAAGCTGGTGGACGAATTCGCGGCCAAAGGCGTGGCGGCTCTCAAATCGCGCGGCTTCATCACGGCCAAGGACGCGCAGAAGCTCGCCGCCGAAGTGGCCGTCAAAGTGGCCCGGCAGATGATCGGCCAGCAGGTCACCCGCTCCACCACCGATGCCCAGATCATGAGCGCGTATCCCGAGCTGAAGGATCAGACCTCGGAGCTGTTCAAGGCGACGGCCAAGATCTACCAGGAAGCTGTGGCTATGGACCCGAACGCGAAGAAAACGCCGGCGGCGCTCTTCCTTGCGGCGAAGGCGGCGAAGGCGAGCCTGAAGCCCGCGCCCAAACCGCGGGAAGACGACGATGACGAGCCGGAAGTCGAGAGCGACCGGCGCCGGCGCGCCGATTCCCAGGACAGCAGACCGCGGGGGCGCGGGCAGACCGAAGACCACGACGACATGATGGGCCCCGAAGCGCGCCAGATCTGCAAGGACATGGGGATCACAGAGGCGGAGTTCAAGGAAGGCCAAAAGGCCGCGGGCAGACCCAGGGGGAGACGCTAAATGTCGAAGAAAATTCAAAGCGCCGGCGGTATCGGCGAGTCGAAGATGTTCAACGCACCGGACGCGGAACCCGATCCCATCCTTGCCTGCCACATCAACGGCGTGCTCATCAGCGAGCTGGGTCTGGAGCCCCACATCCTGGCCGTGCTCAACCGCCAACTCACCGACGAAGGCATCGCGGAGAAGAACGCGCGGCCAGAAGTGCGCGAGTCCTCGGGCGTCACGCTCGGCCGCGACGGCTGGGACAAGTCGCTCGAGCAGCGCCGCGACGACGTCAAGGACCGGGACATGGATCTCTACCAGGCGCGCGACCCGTTCAAGGAAGCCGCGGCATTCGCAGCTCCGGGCATGCGGCCGAAGATGCTGTCCGCCAGGAAGATCAAAGAAGGCGGCCTCGGAGACCACCAGGTGGTGAAGTACCCCGCTGGTCACCCCCTCGCGGGCGACCCGGTGATGGTCAAAGGCATGGTACTCGGCGAGATGCCGGAGCGCCGCGCCATCGCGCGCAACAAGCACTACCGCGACAAGTCCACCGAACTCCTGAAGCAGGTCGAATCCAAACACCAATTGCAGGGCGGCGCCGTCGTCGCCAATCAGGATTAAGCTCTCTCGCGCGACTGGCGATTATCTCAGTGTGAAGTAACGCGAAGCAGGCGTCTGCAACACCGTCCCGCAAGGGCACCCGCAGACGGCTTACCTCGGCCCCCAGGTCTTCGCTCGCTTGAGGCGTTTCTCAAATCTCAAGGAGTGAAGTATGGCAAACGTGAATTTCCCGCACGGTTTCCGCCCGCTTATGCGGTCGATCACCGGCGGCCCCGGAGCGGCCTGCCTGCCCGCCCACAAGATCGTCGGCGCGAGTCCCGCGCTGTTTATCGGCGATGCGGTGGACCTCGGCGGCAGCGGCACCAAAAACAACGCCTCCATCGTCGCGGCTTCGGCCGGAAGCGATATCTACGGCGTCAACCTGAATTACGGCGCGGCTGCGACTGCCACCGATCACATCATCGTCCCCGGACAGTTCCAACTGTTCGAAGTGCAGATCGACACCCTGACCATCGCTCAGTTGCAGTTCAACGCAGCTTTGGTGGCCACGGCCGGCGATGCCGCAACCAAGCTCTCCAAGCACTCCCTGGGCAGTGTGGCAACCACCAACTCCCTCGAAGTCAAAATTCTGAAGCTCTACGAATCGGTTGACAACGTGGCGGGCGCTTATGCGCGCGTCATCGTGACCCTCAACCAGTCCAGGCTTCAAGACCAGGTGGCAGGAGTCTAATCATGCAAATCAGAGGACAGTTTTCCGACTTCTTTTTCGAAACGGCCCTGCCCGCCCTTAACGCGAAAGTGAAACAGGGCTTCAAGGCCAAACCCCCGATGTTCAAGCGCATCTTGGACACCATGACCACCACCCGCTCGATCGAGCAGTTCAGCCAGGTGACCGGCGTGGGTCTTCCCCAACTGGTGGGAGAAGGCGAGGACATCTCGGTCGACACCCAGGTGCAGGGGTTCAACAAGACCTTCCGTCCGCTCAAGTACGCGGGCGGCATCGCGTGCAGCCAGGAACTGGTCGAAGACGACAAAATGGGGATCGTTTCCCAGCGCGCCGTCAGCTTGACCAACTCCGTGAACCAACTGCGCGAGATCCAAGGCGCCTCGGTTCTCAACAACGCCTTCGATCAAACCAACTTCCAGGGGCCGGACGGCTACTGCCTGTGCTCGGCTTCCCACCCGCTGGTGAAAGCCGGCGGCGCGCAGGCCAACCTGCTCTCCGTGCCCGCCGACTTGGACACCACGAGTTTGGAACTGGCGCTCACCGACTGGGAACTGATCAAGACCCCGGAAGGTTACCTCCAGTTGCTCTCCCGGCCGCGCGTCGTCGCGGCTGCCCAGAACCGCTGGAACATGGCGGAAATCCTGAAATCTCAGACCCGTCCCGACACGATGAACCGCGTGTCCATCAACGCTTTCCAGGTTGCCACGGAGCAGGGCGGGGCGATCGAAGGTCTGACCTGGTCCTTCCTTTCGGATCCCGACGCCTGGTTCCTGTGCGCGCCTCCGAGCGAGACCAACATGCTGTGGCTCGACCGCAAAGCGCCGTCCACCACCAGTGACTTCGTGGAAAAGAGCCAGACCGGCTTCATGTACATCTCCTACCGCGCCGTTGTGGGTTTCTACGGCTGGCAGGGCGTGTACGGCTGTCCTGGCGCGTAAGAGCGCTTCTCCTTTATACTTAGGGAGCCTGGCAACGGGCTCCCTGACCTTCAAACTTTGAGCCCTGGGGACCTCCGGTAAACCGCGCCCCCTAAGAGGAAAACAATCAACGTGGTTAAACCTTCCAACCTTTCCCGGGTGGCCTTCGGGGACTCGCGCAGCCTCGGGATCACCCCAGCCACCAACGCCATTCTCCATGGCGCTGGATCTTCCACAGCACCGGCCTCCTACGCCGCCACAGACCTCAATTTCCTGGAATATTACCTGAAAAACACGAGCGCCACCGGCACTGCGCGCGGCCTCTACATGAGGCTGTACCATTCGACGGCCGGCGCGGACGGCGAAGCGGCCAGGATCTTCACCACGGTGAGCAACGTCGCCGCGGCCAACGCCAAAGGCGCCCACATCTCGCTGTCGTTTGGCACTTCGGGACGCGTCACGGGAGAGGGCATCGCCAACCGCAACACCCTCCAGATCCCGAATAGCGCATTCGCTGGCGGGACCTACGCGGCGCACGAAGCCGAGATCTCGTGTGACGGCAGCTCGAGCACGGTGGCAGGGGTTACCCAGTTGTCCCTGTTCCGCGCGGTCTTGAGCGGCGACCCAACCGGCCTGGCGTTGGTCGATTCCAAGGCGGCGCTACTCGCCCTCGACGGAAACGCCATCAACACCGGCAAGATCATGCAGAGCACAAGCGATGTCACGGCAACCCACACCTTGAGAATTCTGGTGAACGGCACACCGTTCTACATCCTGGTCTCCAGCAGCCAGTAGGGCAGCCATGGAGATCCCGCTCGAAGTACTCGCAGCGGAGCAACGTCGGCTAGCCGAACTCCGCGAACGCCTGTTTTCCGAACTCTGTGAATGTACGGGAGCCTTGCGCCAGGTGGAAGCCATCATGGCGTGGAAGCCCGAAGGGGAGAACGCATGAGCCTGGTCACCAAGACCGGAACCGTAACCATCGCCATCAATACCGCCCTCTCCGGGGCCATCAGCCTGGGAGTTGGGGTGCTGTGCGCAATCAAAATGTCCGCTGGCTGGGATGCGGCGGCGCTTACCTTCCAGGTATCCGACGACGGCGGAACGACGTGGGATGAATTGAGAGACAGCTCGGGAACTGCGATCACGGTGGCCTCACCGACTGCCGGCCAGCGCCTCGAACTCGACGCCAGCGACTTCAAGAGCGCCGTGTCCCTGAAGGTGCGCAGCGGAACGTCCGGTTCGCCGGTAAATCAGACCGGGGCGGCGCGCGTCCTGACGGTCATCAGCCGCAAATTCTACCCTGTGAGTTGATTCATGGCATTCCCAACGGGATGGACTCGCAACTGTGCCCTGGTGATCCAGCACGGACAGGTACCAGCCGATCAGTCGGCGTTCCCGGTGCTGATCACCGAGGCTTCACTACCCGACGAAATGAAAACCTCGGGAGGAAGCAACGCGGCGCAATCGGACGGGGGGGACATCCGGTTCTCGTCGGACTCGGCTGGTGCGTCGCAACTCGCATGCGAAGTCGCACTCTGGACCCAGAACGCTACTCCATCTCTTGCCAAGGCGGAGATTTGGGTCCCTGTTAGTGTTCTGACCGCTTCCGACGTGACTATCTACGTCTGGTATAACGCAGGCGGAGGACTCACCCAGCCAGCAGCCAGCGCGGCGTTCGGATCGGAGGCGGTGTGGGACGACAACTACTCTGGCGTCTGGCATTTTAGCGAGTCTGGGAGTGTTACCGCTTGGGCGGATAGTACGAGCAATTCGCGGAACGGAGTCAACTCTGGGGCAACGTCCTCAGCATCGGGCAAAATTGGTCTGGCTGCCAGTTTCGACGGCTCTTCTCAATACATCACGCTATCCTCTCCGCTGTCCTTCAGTCCGTTCACTTACAGTGCCTGGGTAAAGAGGGCAGACCACTCCACGTATCACTCAATCATCGGAAGTAACTGTTGGTATCGTGGGGCTGTCGGGGTCGATTGGGCTTTGGACCAGGTTTCCCCGTACGGCCAGTACCTAGCGAAGAATCATACGGCGCTGATCGGATCGGGATCCACCGTTGTCAGCGATACGACCTGGGAATACCTGACGGTCTTCTACGACGGCTCAAATTGGTCGTTTACTCGCAACGGTGCCGCAAATGGCAGCGGAACCGCTGCCCAAACCTTAGCGCAGACCGAAAACTACATCGGCGCCAGCGTCGGCGATGGTGAGGTGCAGAGCGAATTCTTTGCCGGTTCGCTAGACGAGATTCGCGTTTCCAACATCGCCCGTTCGGCCAACTGGATTCTGACGGAGTACAACAACCAGAACGCGCCGGGCTCGTTCGTAGTCGCGGGGACGCCCGGAGCAGTCGGCGGCGGCGGCGCAACCACAAGCCTTTTCCGGTCCTCCACGCTGTCCGGGCTAGGCTCAGGCGGCCCATTCTTTCATAACCCATTGAACTGATATGAAACTCTCCATCCAAGCCGGCTCTACTTCGCAGACGATCAACGTCTTCATCCAGGACAGCAGTTCCACCACGGGCGCAGGCCTCGCCGGTCTGGTGTACGGCTCAAGCGGCCTGACGGCGTACTATGCGCTTCCGAAAGCGGCGGCGGCGGCGATCACGCTGGCCACGCTGGCGGCAATCACTACGGCCTGGAGTTCGGGCGGTTTCAAAGAGATCGACGCCACGAATATGCCGGGCTGGTACCGGCTGGACATTCCCGACGCGGCGCTGGCCAGCGGACGCTTCGTTTCGATCCACCTACAGGGCGCGACCAACATGGCCCCCCTGCCCATCGAAATCGAATTGACGGGTTGGAACAATCAGGACGCGGTCCACGGTGGCATGACGGCGCTGCCGAATGTGGCCGCAGGCATATCGGGCGGGATGCCCCTCGCCGCGGACACATCCGGGCGCGTCGACGTGCTGAAGGTCAACGGCACCTCACAGACTGCGCGGGATCTTGGTGCGAGCGTGCTGCTCTCCCCCGGGACGGGTACAGGGCAATTGAGCCTGGCGAGCGGGTTGGTGACTTTGGCCGCGGTCACGCACACCGGGGCGCGAATTCCCAACGTCACCTTGGCGGATACGGTGACCACCTATACCGGCGACACGCCGCAGACCGGCGACGGGTACGCGCGCATGGGCGCGGCGGGCGCGGGGTTGACCGCCCTTGGGGATACCCGTATTGCCAACCTGGACGCCGCGATCAGCAGCCGTACCAAACCTGCTGATACGCAAGCGGCGGTCACGACGGTTACCAACCTGACCAATGCTCCCACGGCCGGGGATCTGACGGCGACCATGAAGACTTCGGTCACCACGGCGGCGACGGCGGCAACTCCGACCGTTACGGCCGGTACGGTAAGCGACAAGACCGGTTATGCCCTTGCGACCGCGCCGCCGACAGCGGCGGCAATCGGCGTTGCGGTCGTAGATCAAACCATGTCCGGCCACACCACAGGCGGCACTGTAGGCGGCGCCCTCAACGCAGCCGGCTCCGCGGGCGATCCGTGGAGTACCCCGTTGCCGGGAGCTTATTCCGCCGGATCGGCCGGCAACATCGTCGGCACTCGTCTGGATGCGGCAGTGAGCGGCGTGGCGGCGGCAGTCTGGGCAGTGAGTGTCCGCACCCTCTCCTCCTTCGGGACCCTGGTGGCGGACGCAGCTACGGCAGTGTGGGCGGCGGCAACCCGTACGCTCTCGGCGTTCGCCTTCACGGTAACGGCGGCAACGGTGAGTGACAAGACAGGTTATGCCCTTGCGACCGCGCCTCCCACGGCCGCGGCGATCCGCACCGAGATGGACTCGAACAGCACGAAGCTGGCGTACCTCGATGCCACGACTTCCAGCCGTTCGACCTATGCCGGCGGCGCAGTAGCTTCCGTAACCGCACCGGTCACCGCCGGGACGGTGAGTGATAAGGCCGGGTACAGCCTGGCAACGCCTCCCCCCACTGCAATTCAGAATGCCGACGCGCTGCTCACGCGCGATTGGACGGCGGTCTCGGGCGAAGCTGCCCGCTCGGTGCTCAACGCGTTGAGATTCCTCCGCAATAAGTGGAGCGTGGCGGCGGGGACCTTGACCGTCACCAAGGAAGACGACACGGCGGCGGCATGGACCGGCACAGTGACCACCGACGCGGCGGCGCTGCCCATCACCGGGAGCGACCCGACATGAGGAGTCTCCTAGCATTTTGGATGGGTGGCGCGGCCTCTACGTCGTTTATCGCGCCACCAGTTCCGAAGGGCAACATCTTCCGCGTCGATCAGACGGCCACGGGCGGCGATCTATACCGCACTTCTCCAGGTGGCTCGGGAAAGATCTTCCGGCCCTAACGGATCGCGGGTGAAATCAGCCGTCCTCCGTCTTCTGGCGATACCCCCATGTGACGTATGGCTCTCTGAAATTCCGCTTAACCCAGATGTTCCCCGGCGTATCCCTCGATCTGATCGAGGGATGGTGCAACGACCGCTATGCGGAGATTCTGGGAGAACTTCCCTGGTCCCGCCTCACCGTCCAATCCAGGCTCCTGACCACCGCGCCCTACAGCGCGGGTACAGCGGCCGTCGTCGGTGGAAGCGCCGCGGTTACTGGCGTGGGGACTGCCTGGGCCACGGAATTGTCGGGTCGCGCCTTCCGGGTCGCCGGACGAAGCGAATTCTACGAGTTCACCTGGCTCACGGCCACCACAGGCACGCTGGACCGGCCCTACGAGGGCACGGACTCGCCCCTGGCCGGGTATTCGATTTTCCAGAACGTCTACCCCTTGCCTGCCGACTGCCGGCTGCTGAACGATGACGCGTTCTCGGACATCTACGGGCCGATGGTCCGCTTCACCCATGGCGAGCTGAACGAAAGCGATCCCTCGCGCCTGCAAACCGGAACTCCCCGGGCCTGGGCGTCGTACATGGATGACAGCTCGACGCCGCCCCGAATGCAGGTCGAAATCTGGCCCGTCCCGGACGTCGGCATTGGGATCCCCTTCCAGTACGTAGGGGACGCGGCGCCGTTAACGGACACCAGCACGATCTTGCAGGTCTGGATGCAGCCCGCGGCCCTGGTGGAAGGCATCGTTGCCAAGATCAAGGCGCACCTCAAGGATTACCCGGGGGCGCAGCTCGCCATGGTGGCGGCCAAATCGGCTCTCCAGAATATGCGGAGCTCCGAAGCGCAAGGCATGGCGCCGGCGCAGATGAAATTGGATTCCTACTACACCTCCCACCGGAGGCGCCGTTGGTAGCGCAAGAGATCAGCGATCGCATCTGTCAGCGGCTTGACGACGATCCCACGTCCCCCGCTTCCTTTACGGCAGCGGAGGTATTGGCGGCGATCAACGAGGGCCAGGAGCTGGCCAGCCTGCTAACGCTCTGCATTGAGCGCGTGGCGACGCTCGCCATCCCCGGAGTCTCCCCATTCTTTCAGATCCGCGGAACCCTGCCGGATTTCCTGGTGCCCTTGCGTCTCTCAATTGCGGGCGTGCGGATACGTCCGGCGACATTGGCGAATCTGGACGCGCAAGACGCCGCATGGCAAGCCACCCCAGGCACTCCCACGCGGTACCTCGCGCTCGGCTGCAATCTACTGGGTGTGACGCCACAGCCGGCCACATGGATGGACTCGGAGCTGATCTACGCGGCGGCGCCGCACGCGCTCTTGAGCGGGTCGACACCCGAAATGCCGGAAGCCTACCACCAATCACTGATCGATTACGGCTGCTACCGAGTGAAGTTGAAAGAGGGCGGCCAAGGACTGCAACGCGGGCTAGCGTACTTCCATCGCTATCTCGACGACATGACGCGCCTGGGAGACTTCGTGCGCGCCAAGTCGCGGGCGGCGAATAACGATACGCTGCCCTTCGAGCTGGCCCTGTTCGACCGCTCCCGGCTGATTACCAAACTGCTACCCAAGGCTTAAGAAACCGCCCCTCACGCGGCGATAACCCGGTAGTGCCCATCTACGGCTTCGATTCGACCCTCGTTATCGATAACCTGCTCCCAGCGCTGCACGCCTCCTCCCGGTCGGCGCTGGGGCCTTGGGCCGATTCTGCCCTGCCCTGGACCGAAGCCGATCTGATTCAGTGGATGGACGAAGCCCTGAAGCGCCTGGCGCGGCTGGCGGCCGCCTTCGTGCAGCGGGATACAGCAAGTTCGACGGCAAATGGAACGGCCACCTATCCTTTGCCGGCGAATCACGTGTCTACCCTCCATGTGTCGGTGAACGGCGTTCCGCTGCGTCCCGGCAACATGGCGGAGTTGGAAGCGCGGGAACCCACGTTCCGAACCATTTCAGGAACTCCCGATCACTGGTATGAGGATTTGATCGGCCTGGCAACCTTGGGACTGACGCCGGTACCAACGGTGGCGGCGAAGATGGTCTCCGTCGTCTATGCGGCTTGGCCGGACACGCTCGACGTGGCCAAGACGCAGACCATGGTCGGCGCCCCGGCCCCGGTGAAGGGCTATCTCGCCCTCGCGGTGCTCAAAGAGGCGTACGGGCGCGAGTCGGACATGGAGATGCCGGATGTGAGCTCCCACTGCAAGTCCCGAATGGATCTGTTCGAGGCGCTTTGGCTCTCCTACTACGGGGCGGCCTCATGAGCTATAAACTTCGTGAGCAGAAGATCATTCCGAACGGGCTGAACCTTCTGGCCCCTGGCGACCAGACCGCAGAGGGCGATTGCCTTGACCTGAGCGGTTGGTGGAGCGCCGCGATCGGCAAGCTCGAGCAGGCGCCGACCTTCGCGCTGGCTAGCATTCCCACGGTCATGACGCCCCAGGATAGCCTGTGCCAGGCGGACGGCCGCCTGTACTACGGAGGCGGAGGGAATCTGCGGCAGATCGGCCGCAACGGCGATGGGACCATCGACAGCGGCTATGACGGCGCGCCACTCGGTCTGCTGTCTTACCAGGGATTCTGCTGGATCATGAACCGCGCGAAGCAGCGCAAGGACGACGGAACGACGGTCACTAACTGGACCCCGGCGCCGCCCGCGGCCGCGCCGACCTTGGAAGATTTGGGACACACCGGGGCGGGCGCCTCGCCGGCAGTAGGGAATCCGCCGGAGATCGGCGCGCTCATCAACGATCAGTACACGTACTACATCACCTGGCAGATTGAGGGTTTAGGGGAGACCGGCCCCTCTCCGGCCGGCAACGTCACCCCAACCGACGCAACTGGCAGTATCGTGCGAATTGGGCACGGAACCCCGCCGGCAGACGCCACCGGCTGGAACATCTACCGCAAAAGTCCGGCCCTGGCAACGCCCTATCGCCTGAACGAATTCACGCTCGATCTGACGCGCCTCTACGTGGATGACTACGGCGACGACGTCCACACGCACGCCGATGCGCAGCTCCTTTCTCTCGGCATCATCCTGTCCTTTGATAATGGCGCGGCTCCGCCGGCCCGCGTGATCGCCAATCAAACCTACAACGGGCGGATGGTGGTAGCCAACAGCGCGGAACATCCCTCGCGGGTCTGGTTCTCTCCAGCCCTGCAACCGGCATTCTTCCGTGGAGCGGCCAATCCCAACGACGGGGACTGGGTCGATATCGGCACCGACAAAGGCGATGAGATTCTGGCGATGATCGTCCACCCGACCATGCTGGTGATCTACAGGTCAAAGTCGATCTGGCGCCACGTCGGAGACTTCAACGCGCCGGCCGCGCGCATCGAGCCCGCGGTTGCGGACATGGGGACCGTGGGCTACCGCAGCGTGGTCTCAACTTCGCTCGGGGACTACTTCATTTGGCAGGACGGCGTCTACAAGTTCAACGGCGATTGGGCGCAGAAACTCTCCGCGAAAGTCGAGCCAGTTTTCCGGGGACTGCCCACTGATAACTTGGCAACGCTGAACACCGCGAACCGCGCTCGATGCGCCATCGGCGCAAAGAACGGGCGAATCTGGGTCTCCTACCCCTGGGGCGACGGCGCCGGCGCCGCCTCCCTGATCTACCACGTGGACACCCAGCGCTGGTTCAACGATCCGTTGGGCTACAGGGTCTTCCTTGATACCGGCGCGGAGTTCTTCGGCGGAGGCCAGGGCGTATATTCCCTAGAAAACTCCTACGGGGGCGGCCTCATCCTGGCGTACCAATCCGAATACCAGGACTGCGGCCTGCCGGACCATGAAAAGACCTGGGGCGACCTGGTCATCAACCACAACACCCAAGGCCGGACGTTGACCATCACCATTCGGACGAACAAGGGAGCGGATCCGCTCACCGACACCTTTGTGCTGGCGACGATCAATTCTACCCAGATGACGAAGCAGGTCATCCCGATGCTTTATCCCGCAGGTTATCCCGTCATCCCGAACTGGCTGCTACCCGTCCGGTCCTACAACCTGTCGGTTCGGATCACAGGGAACGGCGGGACTACGCCCATCACCATCGACACGCCGATTCTCCTTCACTACTACCTGGAATCGCGCAAAGGCAAGACCTTCGATACCGGGATCACGAGCCACGGATTGGACGGCGTGGGAACGATTGACGAGGTGGAGCTGGACATCGACACCTCGGACGGACTGGCCTTCCCGCTGGGCGCGACCAAGCTCCATATTGAGGCGGACATTCCGCTGGGGATGATGATGCGACAAACGGGCACCGGCGTTCCGGTTCCACGGACCATCGGGCGCCAGGTGCTGCGCCTGGTGCTGCCCACGCCGATTGACGGCCGGCGCTTCCGGCATCGGATCTTCAGCGACTACACTTTCCAGGTTTACGGGTATCGCGTTCGCGTGTTGCCCATCGGGGTCTATCTCGACGGGTCGCAGAGCGAAGTTTGGCAGACAGGATCGATCACAACAGGAGTTTAAGAATGGAATTCAGAGTCGTTAACGAATTGAATGAAATCGACTTGGTTTATTCCAGCAACGGAGT